GCCTCAACGCCGTGAGCGACCTGTTCGCCAGTGGCAGGGTGTGGGCCCCCGCCACCCGGTGGGCGGAAGAAGTTATCGACGAAGTCGCTAGTTTCCCCGGCGGCGATCACGACGACTACGTCGACTCGGTGAGCCTCGCGATGATGCGGTTCCGCAAGGGTGGGTACGTCGGGACATCACTGGACGAGCCGGAAGAGCAGCAGTACTTCAAGCGCGCCACACAGGGGTATTACTGATGAGCAACGTCATCCAGCTCCCGACCCGGCAGGAACGTGCGCCCCACGGCGCGGGCCAAGCCGTCTGCATATGCTGCAAGCACGAGTGGCAGGCAGTAGCACCCGTGGGGGTGACATTCTTCGAATGTCCCGAGTGTGGTACACACAAGGGAACTTGGAAATATACGTACCATACCCCTGTGGGTGAGCTGTACTTGGCTTGCGCCTGCGACAACTGGCTGTTCGTCATCACGCCGACCGGCCCCCTGTGCCCCAACTGCGGTACGGACAAAGGAGATACCTGATGGATAATCCGTTCTCTAACGCACTGGCCAACCTGAACAAAGACCTCGGCGCCCTGAAACAACGCGCGGGGGTCAAGCTGGGTAACTTGGTGGACGACACCCGGACGCAATTTAACCTGCTCCCCCCGGTGCGGAACTATACCGACGCGCAGCTTTACGACCCCCGCACATTACCCCCGCAGTTACAGGGGGCAGAAAAGCCCCGCGTGCAGGACGGGGAGTACATCGGTGGTATTGATCCGTTGAATTGGATCGGCCCTACAGTAAATGCCTATCGGGCGGACCCTACGGGGCGCTTCGGTGGTACTAATGGCCTTGAGACCCAGCCTACACAACTTCGGATGGGTCCCCTGTATGCTCTTGCGCGTGATATGGCGGCTACCAAGCAGTACGGCACACCGCAAATCCCCCTGCAAGACTTGGCGGCGCTGGCGCTTAAAGAGGGACGCGAGGATTTTGGGGCGAACAGCTACGACTACAACAACAAAGAACTACAAGCGTATGTAGATCGCCTTGTGAGGGACGGGGTGTCGTGGGAAAACGCAGGCATCCTAGCCGCTATGCGCGAAAAACAAGCGGTAGCGGCCCGTCTGAAAATCCCGTTCGCCCGTGCTTGGAACGGCACGGGCACAAACAAGTTCGGCCAGACAGGGGCGGATTACGCTAGAGATTACGAAGCGCACCGCAAGGCCGTTACAGCCCGGGAGAACGCCGAACTCTTGAGCGCACTTCGGCGTGGGTACGAAGACGGTAAAAAATACCCCGCCGCACCTAGAAAACCCAAGGGCAAAGCTGCGGGCGGTGTAGTTATCGACCATGGCAACCCCGCCAAGCGCGAAAGGCTTATCTAATGTCCGTGGACAAGGCAGTGAATACTTTGGGCCATGCCCTCGTCGCTGACGCCCTGAGCAGCACGACCGCTACCAGTCTGCGGGAAATCGCGGATTTGCTGGATGTTGGGGGGCTGAATATCTCGCCCCGCGCGCGGTTCTACCTTGTCGTGGAGAGCCTGCACGACGCCCCGGAGGTGTTTAGCAGGCACAAGTACTACGAACCAGATCGCCAAGCCTTTCTGGAAGCTGCAATCACCGCCATGCGGAAGGATGACACCTGATGTCCGTGGACAAGGCATTGAACCGCGCCCCGCTGGGCCTGTCGGCGCTCGACGATGAGCCCGACCTGATCATCGAGATCGAGCCGGATGAGCCGGAGGACGCCGAGTTCGAGGACGTCGATGACGCCCCCGAGGAAGATGCGTTCGGTGCGAACCTCGCCGAGGAGCTGGACGATGGCTCGCTGACTGATCTCGCCGGGGACCTGATCGGGGACTTCGAGGACGACATCTCCTCGCGCAAGGACTGGATACAGACTTACGTCGACGGCCTTGAGCTGCTCGGGATGAAGGTCGAGGACCGCACCGAGCCGTGGCCCGGGGCCTGCGGCGTCTACCATCCGCTGATGAGCGAGGCGCTGGTCAAGTTCCAAGCCGAGACCATTATGGAGACCTTCCCGGCGCAGGGGCCGGTGCGGGCGCAGATCATCGGCGAGGAGACCCCGGCCAAGCGCGACGCGGCCATCCGGGTCAAGGACGACATGAACTACCAGCTCACCGAGCGGATGGTGGAGTACCGTCCAGAGCACGAGCGCATGCTCTGGGGCCTCGGGCTGGCGGGCAATGCGTTCAAGAAGGTCTACTACGACCCCAGTCTCCAGCGCCAAGTGGCTATCTTCGTACCAGCAGAGGACGTGGTGGTCCCCTACGGGGCGAGTTCTCTCCAGACCAGCGAGCGCGTCACCCATGTGATGCGCAAAACCAAGAACGAGCTCAAGAAGCTGCAAGTCGCCGGGTTCTACACCGACACGGACCTCGGGGAGCCCACCGATACGTTCGACGAGGTGGAGAAGAAGATCGCCGAGAAGCAGGGCTTCCGGGCGACGTCGGACGACCGGTACAAAATCCTCGAAATGCACGTCGACGTGGACCTGTCGGAGTACGGCTTTACGGACCCGGAAGCCGATGATGACGGGGTGGCCCTGCCATACGTGGTTACGGTCGAGAAAAGCACCCAGAAGGTGCTGGCGGTGCGCCGCAACTGGCGTCCGGAGGACGCTACCCACCAGAAACGCAACCACTTCGTGCACTACTCGTATATCCCGGGCTTCGGGTTCTATGCGTTCGGGCTGATCCACCTGATCGGGGCCTTCGCCAAGTCCGGTACGTCGATCATTCGCCAACTGGTCGACGCGGGCACCCTGAGCAACCTGCCGGGCGGCTTCAAGACCAAGGGCCTGCGGGTCAAGGGGGATGACACCCCCATCGGACCGGCGGAATGGCGGGACGTGGACGTCGCCAGCGGGACGATGCGCGACAACATCATGCCGCTCCCGTACAAGGAGCCGAGCCAAGTCCTGTACACCCTGCTCCAGACCATAGTGGAGGAGGGACGCCGGTTCGCCAGCGCTGCCGACATGAAGGTGTCGGACATGAGCGCGCAGGCCCCGGTGGGCACCACGCTGGCGATCCTCGAACGCACGCTGAAGGTCATGTCGGCGGTTCAGGCGCGCGTGCACTACTCCATGCGGCAGGAGTTCCGGCTGCTGAAGGAGATCATCCGCGACTATACGCCGGATGAGTATTCATACACACCGGAAGACGGGAAGCCGTCCGCCAAGAAGGCCGACTACGACAGTGTCGACGTCATCCCGGTCAGCGACCCCAACAGCGCCACCATGGCGCAGAAGGTGGTCCAGTATCAGGCGGTGATGCAGCTGGCGGAGAAGGCCCCGCAGCTCTACGACCTGCCGTACCTGCATCGTCAGATGCTGGAAGTGCTCGGTATCAAGAACGCCAGCAAGCTCGTGCCCCTGAAAGACGGGGACGACATGAAGCCCGCCGACCCCGTCAGCGAGAACATGGCGGTGATGAACGGCAAGCCGGTCAAGGCGTTCATCTACCAAGACCACGAGGCGCACATCACCGTCCATATGGCGGCGATGCAGGACCCGCAGGTCCAGCAGCTCATGGGGCAGAACCCGATGGCGCAGGCGATGGTGGCGGCGATGAACGCCCACATCTCCGAGCACTTGGCGTTCGAGTACCGCAAGCGCATCGAGGACGCTGCCGGGGTGCCCTACCCGCCGCCCGACGCGGAGATGGACGAGGACACCGAGCTGCAAATCTCGCGCCTTGCGGCGGCTGCGGCCAAGCAGGTGCTCCAGCAGAGCCAGCAGAAGGCGGCGCAGCAACAGGCGCAGCAACAGGCGCAGGACCCCATCCTCAAGATACAGCAGAAGGAGCTGGAGCTTGAGGAGCGCAAGGTCGCGCTCAAGGAGAAAGAGGCCATGATCGACGCCGCCGCGACGGCGGACAAGATGGCCATCGAGCGCGAGCGCATCGCCTCTCAGCAGCAGGTGGCCGGGCTTCAAGTCGGGGCGAAGATGGCCACGGCGAAGGCCCAGCTGTCCGCCCAGCAACAAGAGCAAGGGCTCCGCATCGGAGTAGAGATCGCCCGGGAAACCTCGCAACCGGCGCCACAGCCGGTGCAGGCCCCGCAAAAGGAGAACGGTGAATGAGCAGGGACCTGCTGAAATACATGGCCGACAAGGTCAACGAGGAGATCAAGGTCATCGAGCATGACCTCGCCAAGGGCGGGGCCAAGGACTTCGGTGACTACAAGTTCCACTGCGGTCGAGTGCAGGGCTACCGGACGGTGGTCGGCATCATCATGGAGACCGCAGAACGCATGAACGAGGACATGGATGACTGAGCTGGACATCAAGGACCTGCCGCCGCTTATCGACGGTGGGGAGGCGACACCCATCGAGCGCCCCGCGTCGCAGCTGCCGCAGCCGTCGGGCTACCGCATCCTGTGCGCCCTGCCGGAGGTGGAGGACCGCTATGAGAGCGGCATCCTCAAGGCCGACATTACCAAACACCACGAGGAGCTCCTGACGACGGTGCTGTTCGTCGTGGACATGGGCCCTGACTGCTACGGCGACCCGTCGCGGTTCCCGAGCGGCCCATGGTGCAAGACCGGAGACTTCATCCTCGTCCGCCCGCACACGGGCACCCGGGTGAAAATCCACGGCAAAGAGTTCCGCATCATCAACGACGACTGCGTGGAGGCGGTGGTCGAAGACCCCCGTGGCTACGCGCGAGCCTGAACGACTACGAGAGCCTAGGAGGCACAAATGACTACCCATACCAGCGAAGCTGAAGACGGCTTTGAGTACGAAGTCGAAGACGAGCTCCAGATCGAGGTTGAGGACGATACGCCCGAGGCGGATCGTGGCCGGGACCCGATGCCCAAGGAGCTCGTCGAGGAGCTTGAGGCGGACGAGCTCGAAGACTACTCCGAGAAGGTCAAGACCCGCCTCAAGCAGATGAAGAAGGTCTGGCACGACGAGCGGCGCGACAAGGAGCGCGCCATGCGTGAGCAGCAGGAGGCAGTGGCCTTCGCGCAGCGCGCGCTCGAAGAGAACCAACGCCTTCGGTCTACCCTCAACTACGGCGAACAGACGCTGGTAGCGAGCTGGTCCGAGGCCGCTGAGCTGGAGGCCGCTGCCGCGCGCAACGACTACAAAGCGGCGCTGGAGGCCGGGGATACCGACGCGGTTGTCGGCGCCCAAGAACGCATGAATGCAGCGCAGTACCGGCTGGCCCAACTTAGGGGTTACAGGCCCACTGTACAGGCTGAACAGCCTATGGTACAGAATACGCAAGTAGCGCCAGCTATCCCAAAGCCGGACCCCAAGACCCTTGCGTGGCAAGAGCGCAATTCGTGGTGGGGCACCGACTCGGAGATGACGGCTACGGCGCTCGGGCTTCACCAGAAGCTGGAGCGCAACAACGGCTCCCAGTACGTAGGGACCGACGAATATTGGCAGGCCATCGACACAACGATGCGTCGCCGGTTCCCCGAGTACTTCGGTGGGAACGACGCGGCTCCGGGCGCCAGAACGCCGAACAGGGCCGGGACCAAGGCCGGGAACGTCGTCGCCCCTGCGTCACGCAGCACGGCGCCGAAAACGATCCGCCTTAAGCAGTCTCAAGTCAACATCGCCAAGCGTCTGGGCATCACGCCGGAACAGTACGCTCGTGAACTCGCCAAGACCGGGAACTAGACACCATGAATACGAACCTGAACGAAGACCTGCTGAACGATCTGGGAGACTTCTCCGAGCCGGAAGTGACTGTCGCGCCGCCCGCTACCAAGCGGACTTCGCGGGAGCGCACCACCCGTGTGGAGCAGGAGCGCCCAAAGCAATGGCAGCCCGCCTCGGTGCTGCCGGAACCCGACAAGCAGCCGGGATATGCGTACCGCTGGGTGCGCGTGTCCACTCTCGGTGCGAACGACCCCCGCAACCTCTCGGGCAAGATGCGCGAGGGCTGGGAGCCGGTCCGTATTGAGGAGCAGCCCCAGTTCCAGCTTCTCGTCGACCCCAGCAGCCGGTTCAAGGACAACGTCGAAGTTGCGGGCCTCCTGCTCTGCAAAATCCCGGAAGAGTTCATGGACCAACGGCGCGAGTACTTCGCCCGCCAGAACCGGGATCAGATCGAGTCGGTGGACAACAACTTCATGCGAGAAAACGACCCGAGGATGCCGCTCTTCCGTGAGCGAAAGTCTTCGGCTTCTTTTGGCAAAGGCACTTAGAGAGGAGCCTGTAGATGGCTTACCCTACTGTTGACGCCCCGTACGGCCTTCTGCCGATCAACCTGATCGGCGGCCAAGTCTTTGCGGGCTCTACCCGACTGGTCCCGATTGGCTCGGGCTCGGCTACGTCGATCTTCTATGGCGACGTCGTCAAGCTGAACTCTTCGGGCACGCTGGACAAGGACACCGGCACCAACTCCGCGACGCCTGTGGGCGTGTTCCTCGGCTGCTCCTACACGGACGCGACCTTCGGTAAGACGTTCCGGCAGTACTACCCTGCCTCCACCGTCGCCGCCGACATCGAAGCCTACGTCCTCGATGACCCCGATGCGCTGTTCAAGGTCGCCGTCGTTTCGGCTACCACGACCATCGGCTTCGTCGCCCGCACTGCGGTTGGTGAAAACGCCGTTCTGGTGCAGAACGCCGGTTCCACCGCCACCGGCAACTCCCGCGTCGCTATCGACGACACCACCGCCACTACCTCTACGTGGCCGGTGCGTATCATCGACATCGTGAAGGAAACCGCGCGAGCCACCGACCCCGCTTCGTACACCGAAGTGATCGTCAAGTGGAACGCCGGTATGCACCAATACTACAACCCCACTGGCGTGTAAGGAGAACCGGTTAGATGGCTATTTCACGCGCACAGCTCCTTAAGGAGCTCCTCCCCGGTCTCAACGCCCTGTTCGGTCTGGAGTACAGCCGGTACGGGGAAGAGCATAAGGAGGTCTTCGAAACGGAGAGCTCCGAGCGTTCCTTCGAAGAAGAGACCAAGCTGTCCGGCTTCTCGGCGGCCCCTGTCAAAAGCGAAGGCTCTGCCATTCGTTACGACAACGCCCAAGAAGCCTTCACCGCCCGCTACAACCACGAGACCATCGCCCTCGGGTTCTCGATCACCGAAGAAGCTGTGGAGGACAACCTCTACGACTCGCTCTCGGCTCGATACACCAAGGCGCTGGCTCGGGCCATGGCCTACACCAAGCAGACCAAGGCTGCTGCGGTCCTGAACAACGGCTTCAACTCCAACTTCGCTGGTGGTGATGGCGTCCCCCTGTTCAGCGCTTCGCACCCGCTGGTCTCGGGCGGCGTCAACGCCAACATCCCGTCCACCGCCGCCGACCTGAACGAGACTTCTCTGGAAGCCGCCGTCATCCAGATCGCCGGGTGGACCGATGAACGCGGACTGCTGATCGCCGCCAAGCCGAAGAAGCTGGTCATCCCGGTTTCGCTGATGTTCGTGGCCACCCGCCTGCTGGAGACTGAACTCCGCGTGGGCACGGCGGACAACGACATCAACGCGCTCAAGTCGAACGGCTCGATCCCGGGCGGCTACACGGTCAACCACTACCTGACCGACACCGACGCGTGGTTCCTGACCACCGACGTGCCGAACGGCCTGAAGCACTTCGTCCGTGCGCCTCTGGCGAACTCGATGGACGGCGACTTCGACACCGGCAACGTGCGCTACAAGGCTCGCGAACGCTACAGCTTCGGCTGGAGTGATCCGCTGGGTATGTTCGGCAGCGCGGGGGCCTAACAGCCCACGCTTCTAGCGAAGCATACAGGAGGGGGAGAAGCCTAGTGCTTCTCCCCCTTTTTGTTTTTTGCAGCTCGTGTATAGTTGCGTAGCGTCTAGGACAAACCACCCTCGCCGACTGGCCTAGCAGACGTAGTAGAGACGACGAGGGGATGTGCTACTACACGGAGACCCATCATGGGTATGTCGACCTTTCAAGGCCCCGTTCGCTCGCTGAACGGCTTTATCAACCAAGGCCCGGGCACGGTCCAAACCATCGCGAACGGCTCGACGGCACTGACGCTGGACGTCGCGTCCTACGCCGGGCGTATCATCTACGTGGACGACGCGGCGATGACCATCACACTGCCGACCATTATCGCGTCGGCGGACAGCCCGTACGCGGGCCCGGGCAGCGACCCAAACAGCACCAACAACCTCGGCACCTGCTACCTTTTCTATATCGCTCGGGCCTCTACCGCGCTGAAGATCGGCACGGACGGCACTGACAAGTTCGTGGGCGCCATTGAGATGGTGGCTACTGACGCCTCAGGGGCGACTACGGCATACGCGCCCGCCGCCGCCAACGACTTCATCAACCTGAACGGGACCACCACGGGCGGCATCGTCGGGTCCTACATCATGGTGACCGCCATCGCGGCGCTCCAGTACATGGTTCAGGGCGTACTGCTGGGTTCGGGCTCTGTCGCTACTCCGTTCGCCAACTCCTGATAGCTGAGCCTGCGGAGGGCCGACCATGCAGTACGATATTAAGGCTACCAAGCCGCTGGCGAGCACCGGGTCGTTCAAGGATCAGAACGACTCGGACATGACGCGGTCCCGCATCAAGGCGATCTACTCCGTGTGTGGGGCCTCCGCAGGCTCGGTGGTGATCACCGACGGCAACGGCGGCGAGACGCTGTTCAACATGACCACCCCGACCGCCGCCAACTGCGGGTACATCTACCTGATCTTCCCGGGTGAGGGCATCCTCGCCCAGACGGGCCTCTACGGCACCGTGACCAACACCGCCTCCACCGTTATCTTCTACGGGTGACTCATGCGGGCGCAAGAGTATTCCTTGACCGGACGCAGCCTGTTCATCGCCCTCCCGGCGTATGACTTCAAGGTGTCCCTCAAGCTGGCGATTTCGCTGGCGCGCTTCGCGCAGACCGCGCCGCAGCACGGGGTGACGATCCAGATCGGCAGCATCTGCGGCTGTTCGGTGGTCTCCCGCGCCCGCAACCTGCTCGTCAAGGACATGCTGGAGTCGGATTGCACCGATCTCCTGTTCATCGACAGCGACATCAACTTCGAGCCGGAGGACGTCTACCGTCTCATGGCGTGGACGTCCGATCCCAAGAAGGGCATCGTCGGGGGTGTTCCGCGCACCCGCAGCGACAACAAGGTCTACATCGCGTCCCTCGATTACGACGACGATAGTCAGCTGACCATGAACAGCATGGGGCTCGTACGCGCTCGCAGGCTGGCCACGGCCTTCATGATGGTGCGGCGCGAGGTTTTCACCACGCTCGTCGACGCCCACCCCGAGTGGAGCTACTACGACCAGCGCACGGACCGGACCCTGAGCGCTGTGTTCGACTTCAAGCTCACGGACGAGGGGTACATGGGCGAGGACTACCTCTTCTGTGACCGTGCCCGGGAGCACGGCTTTGAGGTGTGGGTCGATCCCACCATCAAGCTCGGGCACATGGGTGTGCAAGAGTACATGGGCGATTTCGGGGCGGAAGTTCTCTATCCGATGATCGCCAAACCGGAGGATGCGTGATGGATAAAGCTGCGTCCGCTGCCGTGCACAAGCACGAGCGCGCCATGCACAAGGGTAAGCCGCTTACCAAGATGGCCAAGGGCGGCTCCGCTTCGAGCCGCGCTGACGGCTGCGCCACCAAAGGCAAGACAAAGGGGCGCTTTGTCTGATGGCCAAGTCCCCGGCGTGGCAGCGCAAAGAAGGTAAGGCCGCTTCCGGGGGCCTGAACGCCAAAGGCCGTGCGTCCTACAACAAGGCTAACCCGGGCAAGCCGGGGCTTAAGGCCCCGCAACCTGAGGGCGGCCCGCGTAAAAAGTCATTCTGTGCCCGTATGACGGGTATGAAAAAGAAGCTGACTAGCGAGAAGACCGCCAATGACCCGAACAGTCGGATCAATAAAAGCCTCCGCGCGTGGAAGTGCTGACATGGAACTTGAAGCCTTCCGAAATGAGATGCGAGAGGCGATCCGCGACCAAGCCGCGAAGCACGACACTATGCTTGAGCGGATGGGTGAGATTACGGCGATGAAGAACGACGTTGCGGACCTCAAGCGCGACGTTCAGGGCCTGCTGGACTTGAAGAAGCACGGCGTGGGGTTCATCGCAGCGATCTCTCTGACTGCGGGCATCCTTATCCTCGGGTTCAAAGGGTGGATCACCGCCCTTGTCGCAGCGGTAAAGGGAGGCTGATATGGCCAAAATGAACGAGGTTCTCGGTGGTCTCGGCGGCCTGATCCCGATGGATATGGAAAAAGGCGGCGGTGTGAAGAAGTACGCCAAAGGCGGGTCTGTTGGTTCCGCTTCCAAACGCGCAGATGGCTGCGCTCAACGGGGTAAAACCCGTGGTAAGATGCGATAGGAGGGCGTTATGGCCGAGTCGAAGAAGATGATGAAGCGTGAAGTGGCCTTCATGAAGGCCAAGGGCGCCCCCAAGGGTATGCTCAAGCATGAGCAGTCCGAGATGAAGGGCATGGCCAAGGGTAAGGGCAAGGGTATGGCCAAGGGCGGTATGTACCGCTCGACCGCCGACGGCCCTGCTGTTAGAAAGGGCAAGACCAAAGGCATGCAGGTCAAGATGGCCAAGGGTGGCATGACCAAGGGTTGCTAACAACCTGCGTCGGGGCTGTTGGCGGTTACGAACGGCCCCTTCCGTTCGTGCATAGGACACCGTGAATGGTCGATAAACCTATCTCTGGACTGACTTCGGCCACTACCCCCCTCGCGGGGACCGAAGTCCTGCCTATTGTCCAAGGCGGAGCGACCGTTAAGACGCCGGTCAGTTCGCTAACTGCCGGACGCGCGGTTTCCGCACTCTCGTTGGACCTAGGCACAGCGGGGTCCGCACTCGGCCAGCTCACATTCGCTGGCAGCACCAGTGGTGTCGTCACGGTGCAGGGCGCTGCCGCCGCCGGGACTTGGACCTTTACCCTGCCGACCAGCGGCGGCACCGGCGGCTACTACCTCCAGACAGACGGCAACGGGGTCACGTCGTGGGCTGCCGTCAGTGCGTCTGGATCGGTGACGTCCGTCAATGTGTCGGGTGGTACGACCGGGTTGACGACTACCGGGGGCCCGGTCACCACGTCCGGGACTATTACACTCGGGGGCACGTTGGCCGTCGCTAACGGCGGTACGGGTGTCACGACCGCCACTGGCTCCGGGAGCGTCGTCCTCAGCACCTCGCCGACGCTCACGACGCCTAACCTCGGCACGCCGTCTGCGGCGGACCTGACGAACGCCACCGCCCTCAACGTCTCCAATGCCGCCACCGGCACGCTGGCTGTCGCTCGGGGTGGTACAGGCGCTACGACCGCCACTGGCTCCGGCGACGTTGTTCTCAGCACCTCGCCGACGTTGGTGACGCCCATACTGGGTACGCCAACCTCCGTAAACATCGCCAACGCCACTGCGCTTAACGTCTCCAACGCCGCCACCGGCACGCTGGCTATCGCCCGGGGTGGTACTGGCCAAGGCACTGCGAACGACGCCATTAACGCCCTGCTACCGTCGCAGACCGCTAACTCTGGTAAGGTACTCACGACCGACGGAAGTAATACCTCGTGGACCGCCGCTGCGGGTTCCGGCACTGTGACGTCTGTGAATGTGTCGGGCGGGACTACCGGCCTGTCGACGTCCGGCGGACCCATCACTGCCTCCGGCACTATTACACTTGCAGGTACTCTGGTTGCCGCTAACGGTGGCACGGGGCAGTCGACCTACACGACCGGCGATATCCTCTACGCCTCGGCAGCCACTACACTCACGAAGCTCGCGGCGGGCACGGCGGGCCATGTCCTGACCTCCAACGGCGCGGGGGTTGCGCCGTCATATCAGGCCACCACTGGCAGCTTCACGGGCGGCCTTTTGACCAGCGAGCTTGGCATCATTGCGGGTACGCTCGCCGCGCCCGGCCTCTACATCTCAGGCGACACCAACACCGGTCTGGCGCAGCTTTCCGGCGTCGACACGCTCGCTGTTGTAATCGGTGGGGTGTCGAAGGTCACGGCTTCGGCGTCTCAGGTCGAAATTATCCCCGCGTCGACAAACTCTATCAATTTCTCCTCTGGTGGCGTTCGCGGCGGTACGGGACATAGCTACGGTTGGTCATCGGCGACTAGCGGCGGCGGCGGATCGTGGGGAGGCTATTTCTCGCAATCGACGGTCAACGTCGTAACGCTCCACACCAACAGCGTCGAACGCTGGCGTGTGGACGCTAGCGGTCTGTTCAACGTCGGTCAGACCGCTCTGACGGCCCAATTCGGCGTTCAGAGCGGCTCGGCGTCGCGCGAGGCAATGATTGTCCGGATGGCCGCCAGCCAGAGCGCCGACGCGCTGCAAGTCCAGACGTCGGGTGGGGGCGTGCGCTTCCAAGTCTCGCCGGTCGGTAACCTCGCAGCGATGGGCGCCTCTACCAGCGCGACGGTGGGGCTCAACCTTGGCACGGGTGGCGAGCGTCTGGACAGCACGGGCAATCCGTACCTGATCCAAGGCACGATCATCAACCAACTAAGCGGCAACGTGAACGGCGTCCAAATAGTCGCCGAGACGCGGTTTGCCGGGTCGATCAGCTCGATAACCTCCTACAATTCCAATATCACCCTGAACAACGCGGCTTCTGTTGTCGGCAACAGCATCCACTTACAAGCCAATGCGCCAACTATAACCGCCGGGGGCGCGATCACGACCGCCGTCGGTATCCGCATCAACGGCCAGAAGATCACGGGCGTCACCACCGGCTACTCGATCTTCGCGCCGGGCACCGCCGACATGGCGCACTTTGCCCATCCGCTACTGATCGGCACCAATACCTCGTTGCCCACGGCGATGGTCGGGGCGGGGATCGTGTTGGGCAACATCGGCACCGCGCCGACCGGAAATCCGTCGTCCGGCGGCACGCTCTACTCCGAAGCGGGGGCGCTGAAATGGCGAGGCTCCTCCGGCACCGTGACCACCATCGCTAACGCATAACCAGAGAGACCTATGAAGCTCAATCTCAGCACCCCTATCTTTAACCGCGCGGGTCGCCGCATGGTCGAGGGCACCGCAGAAGCGCCGGGCGCGGAAGCGACCATCGGCACCCTGCTCTTCCAAGTCATCGACTTGCCTATCGCCGCTGACGCACAAGCGGGTGTAGCCAGTCGCGTCGCCGTGGCCCGGCTGGGCCGCAAGCTCGGTGACGGCACGGGTGAAGTGGAGCTCGACAGTGGTGAGGTGACGCTGATTATCGACCGCGCTGCCGCCCAACCGCTCATGTCTGTCGTTTTCGAGCAGCTCGTCGAGGCCGTCGACCCGGCGCGCCTGAAAGGTTAACCGATGCCCACTAGCTACACATGGACTGCTGAGCTGGAGTGCATAGACGAAGGCGAGCTCGTCAACGTCGCCCGCACTATGCATTGGCGCTGCACTGGCGTGCTGGACGGCCTCGACATGGCCGCCTGTGGGTCCAAGGCGCTTGGGGAGCCGTCGCCGGATAACTTCGTGCCTGCGCCTGACGGCATCACGAGCGCCGTGGTGCGCGAATGGGTGGGCGACGAGATCGCCGATGATGTCGAGGCGACCCTTGCCGCCGCGCTTGCTGCACAAGTTGTCGAGCCGGAAGTCACCCGGTTCGTCGTCCCCGTGGAGTGACCCCGGGCCAAGCAGGAGACACACCGATGCGTCCCAGTCGTGGTATGGGGGCTATTCGCAAGTCGAAGATGCCCACCGCGTCGAACAAAACAGACACCCCGGATACGTACGCTGCGGGTGACTGGATCAAAGACGCCATCAACCCCAAGAACAAGGGCGCGTTGAAGCGGTCGCTCGGGGTGAAGAAGTCCCAGACTATCCCCATGCCCAAGCTGGCGGCAGCCGCCAAGATGCCGGGTAAGCTCGGACAACGCGCCCGCTTGGCGAAGACCCTGCGGAAGTTCAAGTAGATGGCGCGCACCGACGAGCCGAAGTGGAAGCGCACCGTCGCGGCGGTAAAGGCCGGGGACAAGGGCGGCAAGCCCGGGCAATGGTCAGCGCGCAAGGCGCAGCTCGCTACCCAGCGCTACAAGAAGTCCGGCGGTGGGTACAGCGGACCCAAGACCGAGGCGCAGAAGTCGTTGTCGAAGTGGACTGACGAGGACTGGGGTACGAAGTCAGGTAAGCCGTCCACACAGGGGCCGAAGGCCACGGGCGAGCGCTACCTGCCGAAAGCCGCGCGGCAGGCGCTGACGCCCTCTGAGTATGGTGCTACAAGTAAGGCGAAACGCGAGGGCACCAAGGCTGGCAAGCAGTTCGTTAAGCAGCCTGAAGCCATCGCAAAAAAGACCGCGAGACACCGATGACCACCGCAGGCACGACGACTTTCAACCTCGACCTGAACAACCTCGTGGAAGAGGCGTTCGAGCGTTGTGGCGTCGAGCTCCGCACCGGCTACGACCTGCGCACGGCGCGCCGTAGTCTGAACCTCATGACCATCGAGTGGTCCAACAGGGGTATCAATCTCTGGACGGTGGAGCAGGGCTCCATCGCGCTTACGCAGGGCGACATAAGCTACAACCTGCCTGTCGATACCATCGACCTGCTGGAACACGTAGTGCGGACCGGGACGGGGTCCAACCAGACCGACATCAACATCTCCCGCATCAGCGTCGACACCTACTCCACGATCCCGAACAAGAACGCGCAGGGGCGTCCCATTCAGGTGTGGATCAACCGCCAGTCCGGCGCTACAGGCCCGTCCGGCGTCGCGTCTCCCACAATCAATGTGTGGCCATGCCCGGACCAAGACGACGTCTACACGTTCGTGTACTGGCGCCTGCGCCGTATTCAGGACGCGGGGGCTACGGGAGCGGCGACGCAGGACATCCCGTTCCGCTTTCTCCCCTGCATGGTCGCCGGGCTCGCGTATTACCTGTCGCTGAAAATCCCCGACGCCGCACCGCGCATCCCCATGCTCAAGGAGATGTACGAGGAGCAGTTCCGTATGGCCGCTGACGAGGACCGAGAGAAGGCCCCCCTGCGCATCGCGCCGCGCCAGATGATGTACTAGGGGCCTTGCATGCCTAACCGGTTCGCCTCTGGCAAGATCGCCATATCCGAATGTGATCGGTGCGGGTTCCAGTTCAAACTGCGTGAACTCCGGACCTTGGTCATCAAGACCAAGAACGTGAACCTGCTCGTGTGTCGTTCGTGCTGGGAGCCTGATCAGCCCCAGCTCCAGCTGGGCATGTACCCGGTTGACGACCCCCAAGCCCTGCGAAACCCTCGCCCGGACACCACCTATTTGCAGTCAGGGACCGGCGGCCTCCAGATCGGTGCTGATGACACCGGCACCCCGGGCGAGGGTAGCAGAGTCATCCAGTGGGGGTGGGGTCCTGTAGGCTTCAACGACCCGCTGGGTTTATCTGGCCTCTCAGATACGCTACTAATGCAAGCGACGCTTGGCAGCGTCAGTGTGACCACGACTGTTAACCCCGTTACTGGCGAGCTGTTGCAGGAAGACGGGTTCGCCCTTCTCCAAGAGAACGGCTCCTACATTTTGCTGGAGTAGGCAGATGAACAAGATGCCCAAGTCGGTGGCGGTGCCCAAGGGCAACGGTTACCCGAACAACGTCAAGAACACCCAGACGCAGAAGACGCGGGGTACTGGGGCCGCTACCCGTGGGACTAACTCCAGCGCCAAGCTGGGCTAACCATGAACTACGCGGCGCTCGTCGAAGCCATAAAGGCGTATGTCGAAAACGACTTCCCCTCCACGGTGGGGACGAGCGATCTTACGTCCGCTGAACAACTCGCTATCTTTGTCCGGCAGGCCGAGCAACGAGTGTACAACTCGGTGCAGCTCCTTGCAGAGCGCAACACGACTACCCTTACGACGACCTCGGGAAATGCTTTCCTCTCCGTACCTACGGACTGGTTGTCGAACTTCTCCATGGCGGTCATAAACCCGACCACCAACGACTATACGTATCTGCTGAACAAAGACGTGAATTTTATGCGAGAGAGTTTCCCGGACCCCACTGATACCGGGACACCGCAGTACTACGCCTACAACAGCCCCACGCAGTATATACTGGCCCCGACGCCTAACGCTGTGTATTCTGTAGAGGTTGTTTACTATAAGTACCCTGAGTCTATAGTGACCGCCACCAACACTTGGCTCGGCGATAACTTTGACTCCGTGCTTCTGTACGGCTCGCTGCTGGAAGCATATACGTACATGAAGGGTGAGCCGGACGTTATCGCCGAGTACCAGAAGCGGTACGACGACGCGCTGGAGCAGCTAAGGCAGCTCGCCTCGGGCAAGAACAGGCAAGATACGTACCGGACCCTTCAAGCGCGGGTGCCGGTGCGGTAGGGGGTTCCATGGCCATCTTCCAGACGATCTGCACGTCGTTCCGCGCTGAGCTACTTCTCGGCGTCCATGACTTCCGCCCTAGTGCACAGAGCGGCGCGGATGTGTTCAAGCTGGCGCTGTACACGTCTATGGCGGGACTGGACGCCAACACCACCACCTACACGTCGACAGGGGAAGTCTCCGCGTATAACTACGCGCCGGGCGGAGCCGCGCTGACCAACCTCGGGGTGTCTGCGACGCAGCTTAGCTATGACTCTGGTGTCGGGTTCTGCAACTTCGCGACGCTCACCTTCACGGACGTCACCATAACCGCCAGAGGCGCGCTTATTTACAACAGCACTCCGTCCGCGCTTAGTAACACTGGCGCCGTGCTGCCTAACGCCGCCGTGTGCGTGCTGGACTTTGGCGCGGACAAGAGGGCCGTTGAGGGGCAGTTTGTCATAACCTTCCCCGTTGCTAATGCTAGTAGTGCAATCATACGGGTAACTTGACGTGACGAGCGACGATACACCTGCGGAACGTGGTTGGCTCTGGCGTAGGAGTTATACCTATGCTGCTACCGCGATTAACCTGCTGATTGTGGCCGCCGCTGTCTGGAAGCTGAACGACCCGTCCGCCCTGAAATGGGTCGCCATCGCTCTTATCGTGTCCAATATTGTCGTGGCGGGTTTGTATCTGGCCGGAGCCTCGGTGTTGGATTACGCCAAGCTCGCTGGAGCGTGGAAGGGCAAACACCCCAAGGAGGGAGAAGAATGACTGGTTTTTCTTTCGGTGAGCGCAGCCTCAAGAACATGGAGGGCGTCCACCCCAAGCTGGTGCGCGTACTCAAGCTGGCCATCGCCAAGACCAATGTCGACTTCATGGTCATCGAGGGCGTGCGTTCTCCGGAGCGGCAGAAGCAGCTGTACGCCCAAGGCCGGACTGTGCCGGGCAAGGTCGTGACGTGGACCCTCAACAGCAACCACTTCAGGAAGGCGGATGGGTTCGGCCACGCGGTCGACATCCTTCCGGCGCCGTACGACTGGGAAGACCCAGCCCCGTTCAACGAGGTGTATCGCGCCATGATGGAGGCGGCCTCCGAGCTCGGCGTGCCTATCCGGTCCGGCATGGACTGGGACCGGGATGGCAAGCTGCGGGAAGCCAAGGAAACCGACAGCCCCCACTACGAGCTCTGGGGCATGTAGGCCGTGATCAACACGCTCCGCCCCTACGCAGTCTATTTCGTTATAGCGGCTATGGCTCTTGTGTTCACCGTGGGGTGGAAGGTGCGGGACTGGCAGTGCAAGGCTGCTGACGCTACCGCCGCCGTAGCGGCAGCCAAGGAGCTCGGGCGGCAGCAGGGCGTTATTGATGAGAAGAGCCGGGAGTTCGAAGAACTTCGCGCCACACTGGACGCCAACGAGGGCGTCCGCACCAACACCATCCGGGAGATTTTCCGTGACGTGCCTTCGCCCCCTGCTGAGTGTAGTCCTCCTGCCGCTCTGCGCGGCCTGCTCGCATCTGCCGTTTCTGACGCCAATGCCGCAGCCTCCGGCGAACCTGTCCAGCCCGTGCCCCCTGCTCCCGGAGCCGCCGGACCCGCTAATTGATCCTGACAGGGCGCAATGGGAGGGGGCCCTGATCGCGCGGTACGGAGAGTGTGGTGCGAAGCAACAGGCTCTGGCGGGTGCTTGGCAAGAGGCTGCAAAACCCAAGAAACGATGATACAGTCGTGCTAGGCGCAATGCGCAAGCGCAAGGACCCTCCATGGCCAGTACCTATTCGTCCCTCAAAATCCAGCTGATGGCGACTGGCGAGAACACCGCCACTTGGGGCAACACCACCAATACCAACCTCGGGACGGCGCTGGAAGAAGCGATTGTCGGCTCTGCGGACGTGACGTTTGCCAGCGGTAACGTCACTCTGACCCTCACTGACGTCAACACCAGCCAGACCGCGCGCAACATGCGGCTGAACCTGACGGGTACGACGGGGGGCGCGCGGGACCTGATTGTCCCGGCCATCGAGAAAATCTACGTCGTCAACAACGGTTGTGCCGACGCTGTTACAGTCAAGAACTCCACTGGCACCGGCATTGCTGTCCCTGCGGGCAAGACGATGTGGGTCTATAACAACGGCACGAACGTCCTAGACGTCGTGACCCACCTGTCGTCGCTGACGCTGGCGTCCGCGTTGCCCGTGGCTTCCGGCGGCACCGGCATCACCTCTCTCGGGACTGGTGTTGCGACATTCCTTGGCACCCCCAGCTCCGCCAACCTCGCCGCCGCCGTCACGGACGAGACGGGCTCCGGTCTGCTGGTGTTCGCTACGAGCCCCGTGCTCACGACGCCCAACCTCGGTACGCCGTCCTTTGCCGTCCTGACGAACGCCTCGGGCCTCAACCTCGCCAACACTTCCGTCACCACGGCGCAGGCACTGCCGGTCTCGCGGGGCGGTACAGGCGTCACGACTTCCACGGGCTCCGGGAACGTCGTCCTCAGCACCTCACCCGTGCTCACGACGCCTAACATCGGCGTGCCGTCCTTCGCCACCCTCACGAACGCCACCGGCTTGCCGATCTCCACTGGCGTCAGCGGCCTCGGGACCAATGTGGCGACGTTCCTCGCCACCCCCAGCTCCGCCAACCTCGCCGCCGCCGTCACGGACGAGACGGGCTCCGGCCTGCTGGTGTTCGCTACGAGCCCTGTACTCACGACGCCCAACCTCGGTACGCCGTCCTTCGCCGTCCTGACGAACGCCTCGGGCCTCAACCTCGCCAACACCTCCGTCACCACGGCACAGGCACTGCCGGTATCGCGCGGCGGCACTGGCGTCACGGCTGCGTCCACCGGTTCCGGCGGGGTGGTGCTCGACACATCGCCTGTGCTCACGACGCCCAACATCGGTACGCCGTCCTTTGCCGTCCTGACGAACGCCTCGGGCCTCAACCTCGCCAACACCTCCGTCACCACGGCACAGGCTCTGCCGGTCTCGCGGGGTGGTACAGGCGTCACGGCTGCATCCACTGGTTCTGGCGGGGTGGTGCTCAGCACCTCACCCGTGCTCACGACGCCCAACATCGGCGTGCCGTCCTTCGCCACCCTTACGAACGCCACCGGCCTGCCGATCTCCACTGGCGTCAGCGGCCTAGGGACCAATGTGGCGACGTTCCTCGCCACCCCCAGCTCCGCCAACCTCGCCGCCGCCGTCACGGACGAGACGGGCACTGGACTGCTGGTGTTCGCTACGAGTCCTGTGCTGACGACGCCCAACCTCGGTACGCCGTCTGCGGCGGTCCTGACGAACGCCTCGGGCCTGAACCTCGCCAACACCTCCGTTACCACGGCCAATGCGTTGCCGGTCTCGCGCGGCGGCACTGGCGTCACGGCTGCGGCCACTGGTTCCGGCGGGGTGGTGCTCGACACGTCGCCTGTGCTCACTACGCCCAACCTCGGCACGCCGTCTGCGGTGGTCCTGACGAACGCCTCGGGCCTCAACCTCGCCAATACGTCCGTCACCACGGCGCAGGCACTGACGGTCTCGCGAGGCGGCACGGGGCAGACATCCTTCGTAAACGGCGAAATCCTGATCGGTAACACGACTGGTAACACCCTTACGAAGAGCACGATCACCGCTGGCTCCGGCATCTCCGTGACCAACGGTACGGGGACCATTACTATTGCGGCGACTGGGTCTGGTGGCTCCGTGACTAACGTCACTGTGACCACTGGCTCTACTGGGCTAACCGTAAATGGCGGTTCTACGGCGTCTATTACCACGGCGGGCACGTTCACGTTCGCCGGTACGTTGGCCGTCGCCAACGGGGGCACTGGCGTCACGACTTCCACGGGCTCCGGGAATGTCGTCCTCAGCACCTCGCCTGTGCTCACGACGCCCAACATCGGCGTGCCGTCCTTCGCCACCCTTACGAATGCCACCGGCTTGCCGATCTCCACTGGCGTCAGCGGCCTTGGGACCAATGTGGCGACGTTCCTCGCCACCCCCAGCTCCGCCAACCTCGCCGCCGCCGTCACGGACGAGACGGGCACCGGTCTGCTGGTGTTTGCTACGAGCCCCGTGCTCACGACGCCCAACATCGGTACGCCGTCCTTCGCCGACCTGACGAACGCCTCGGGCCTCAACCTCGCCAACACTTCCGTCACCACGGCGCAGGCACTGCCGGTCTCGCGCGGCGGCACTGGCGTCACGGCTGCATCCACTGGTTCCGGCGGGGTGGTGCTCAGCACCTCACCCGTGCTGACGACGCCCAACCTCGGTACGCCGTCTGCGGTGGTCCTGACGAACGCCTCGGGCCTGAACCTCGCCAACACCTCCGTTACCACGGCACAGGCACTGCCGGTCTCGCGCGGCGGCACTGGCGTCACGGCTGCATCCACTGGTTCCGGCGGGGTGGTGCTCAGCACCTCGCCTGTGCTCACGACACCCAACATAGGCACGCCGTCCTTCGCCACCCTCACGAACGCCACTGACCTGCCGATATCTACTGGCGTCAGTGGCCTCGGGACCAGTGTGGCGACGTTCCTCGCGACGCCTACATCCGCCAACCTCGCTGTCGCCGTCATAGACGAAACGGGTTCAGGGCCGCTGGTGTTTGCAACGAGCCCATCGCTCACTACGCCCAACCTCGGCACGCCGTCTGCGGTGGTCCTGACGAACGCCTCGGGCCTCAACCTCGCCAATACGTCCGTCACCACGGCGCAGGCACTGCCGGTCTCGCGGGGTGGCACGGGTGTGACAGGCTCCACTGGCTCCGGGAGCGTCGTCCTCAGCACCTCGCCGACGCTCACGACGCCCATACTAGGTACGCCGACCTCCGTAGACCTGACGAACGCCACTGCCCTCAACGTCTCCAACGCCGCCACCGGCACGCTGGCTGTCGCTCGGGGCGGTACGGGTGGTACTGACGCTGCTTCGGCGCGCTCAGCGCTTAGCGCCGCCGTGACCGGCGCTAACAACGACATCACCAGCTTTACCGCCCTAAGCACGGCGGCCATGCAGGCTATTCTTTCGGGCGCGATATCCGTCTCATTGGCAACGGGGGGCTATATCCGGTTCGGCGCTTCTGGCTCTCTGGTACTCCAATGGGATACGGTTTCGCTGGCGGACGACACGCAGGCCACGTTCACCCTGCCCCTCGCGTACTCAACAGCCCACCTTGGCGCCGTAGCCGTGGTGAACTCAACGACCGCCCCGGGCGCTGGCACGGCGAGTAGCGCCTACGTCGGTACTCGTGGGCTTACGAACATCCAACTGGCGCAGGGCTCGGTTGTCACCAGCGGCTCCACAGTGACGTACTTCTCGTGGGGGTACTAAGTGTCGTTCTTGAAGCTCCAGTTCCGTCCCGGAGTTAACCGGGACCAGACCAGCTACTCCAGCGAGGGTGGGTGGTATGAGTGTGACAAGATCAGGTTCCGCTCTGGCTTCCCGGAGAAGCTGGGTGGATGGGCAAAAGCGACACCGACTGCGTTCTTCGGTGTATGCCGACAGATGTGGAACTGGGTCACTTCGTTTTCGGACAACTTCTTGGCGGTGGGTACTAACAAGAAGGTCTATATCGAGGTGTCGGGCTATTTTAACGACATTACACCACTGCGTACCGATGACCCGGTAATAACGACCCCGAACACAAACAACTGCGTCGCGACCAGTAACGGGTCTAGGGTCGTCGTGATTAATCTGGGTGTGCCGCATGAGGCGGATAGCGGGTCTTTCCTCACCATCTCCGGTGTGACGGGCACTGTGGGTGGCATCCCCGACAGCGAGATCAACGCCAACCACGAGATTACCGTCATCGACGCGGACTCGTTCTCTATTCAGGTAGCTACAGCCGCTACATCCACGGTAGCGTCTGGCGGCGGCACGGGCATCACCATCAGGTTCGAAGTGGCGCCGGGCTATGCGACGGCCACGCTGGGGTACGGCTGGGGCACCGGGGCGTGGGGCACGGGGACGTGGGGGCTAGGGTCGACTTCGCCTATCGTCTTCCCGCAGCGGGACTGGTGGTTCGACAACTTCGACAACAATCTGGTCATGAACATCCGCAATGGGGCGATGTACTGGTGGGACCGGGGCGCTACCACGGACCCCGCTACGGCGCTGGCCACCCGCGCCATCCGCATGGAAGACTACGCGGTAGCGGAAGGCTACAGCGCCGCCGACGTGCCCGCCGCCGTCATGCAGGTTCTGGTCTCCCAGAACGACAAGCACTTGCTCGCTTTCGGATGCGTACCGTTCGGCAGCACCAGTCTGGCAGACTTCGACCCCCTGCTGATCCGCTGGGCGGACCAAGATACCCCGGGCCAATGGGAGCCGCAGGTCACGAACACGGCGGGCTTCCTGCGCGTCTCTCGTGGTTCCCGTATCGTCCGCGCGCTGCCGACCCGGCAGGAAATCCTCGTGTGGACCGACACTCACCTGTTCACCTTGCAGTTCCTCGGGACGACGGATGTCTTCGGGCTACAAGAGTACGCAGATAACATCTCGATCATTTCGCCCCGCGCCTGTGCGTCTGCGGCCAGCATCACCTACTGGATGGGACAGGATAAGTTCTACGCGTACACCGGGCGGGTAGAGACGCTCCCCTGCACCCTGCGTAACCATGTTTTTCAGAACCTGAACCACGACCAGATCGACCAGATCATCTGCGGCACCAACGAGGCATGGAACGAAGTCTGGTGGTTCTACCCCAGCGCCGAGTCCAGCTGGAACGACAGCTACGTGGTGTACAACCACTTGGAGAAGCTCTGGTACTACGGCAGCCTCGCTCGCACAGCGTGGCTGGACACACCCCTGCGCTTCTACCCCCAAGCCAGCAACAGCGACACACTGGCGGTGGACGGCTACCTGTATAACCACGAGTACGGGCTGGACGACGACGGCGCGCCTATGGAGTCGTACATCCAGTCCAGTGACTTTGACCTCGGAGACGGCGAGCAGTTCATGCTGTCGCGTCGTGTAATACCGGACGTCAGCTTCAGCGGCTCCACGGCGGCCAGTCCGGAAGTCACGTTCGAAGTGCGCCCGCGCAGCTTCCCGGGCTCTTCCTTCGGTGCGGACCCGGCGGATCAACAGCGAGTCATCCAGACGTCGGTGGGGCAATACACTGCGCAGGTGTTTATCCGGGCCCGCGCCCGGCAGATGGCTATGAAGGTGTACTCCGAGAACCTTGGTGTTCAGTGGCAGTTGGGAGCGCCCCGGCTTGACGTCAGGTCTGATGGTCGGAGGTAACCCATGGCCCTAGAAAAGTTTCGCGCCCCGCCCCTACCGAACCCGCCTTCAGAATACGACCCGCAATTCTTCCGGCAGTTTATCCGGACACTGGAGCTGTATTTCTCCCAGCTTGACTCCGCTACTCCTAACCTAGCGCAGTCTTACAGGGCCGACGAGTTTATAGGCGGCGCGTTCTTCGGCGACGGCAAGGGGCTCGATACGCCCTTTAACGAGCTGCTGAGCAACGTAAGCCAAACAGCCGCTGCGATTGATATCGCCTACGCCCTCACGCTGGATACGGCTGAGTTCCCCGGCGATATTTCCATCGTGAGCAGCTCTAGAATTACGTTTGCGTCGGGTGGGGCCTACGTCCTGTCTTTCAGCATACAGCTGGAGAGCACGTCGTCTTCGACCGAGCATGTTGACATATGGTTGCGGAAAAACGGGACCGACATCCCGGCGTCCAACAGCCGGTTCGGTATCCCCGCACGGAAGAGCGCGGGCATCCCTGCGGCCATGATCGCGGCGACCCCGTTGACGATCACTGTGGCGGCCAACGACTACGTGCAAATCATGTGGTGTGTGACCAGCACATCAGTCTCTATAAAGTACTACCCCGCTGTTGCGTACTCCCCGGGCGTCACCCCCGCTATCCCGGCTACCCCCTCCGCTATCGTCGGTGTAGGTTTTGCTTCTTCCACGTAATCTGCTATTTCTTAGGTGGCCCTCGCCGTATGCTGCTAGCCGTTGCGCGGTCAGAACCGTAGCTGTCGTATCGCCGTAAAGGTCACCGCCATGTTCAACGCCCCTCCGCAGTCCTTTACGAGCCCTCAAACCCCTTCGAGCCTTAGTTCCTCCCCCATGCAACCGACACCGTACACCCCGGTGGGCGGAGCCGCCCCTGTAGCACAGGGGCTCCAAGGCTTCGGGCGCGGTAACGACAGCATGTTGATGCACGTCACCCCCGGTGAAGTGCAGGGGCTCCAAGCGCTGGCTATGGCGCACGGCGGCTCGTTGACGACCAACCCCCATACGGGCCTGCCGGAAGCCGGGTTCCTTGAGAGCATCCTCCCCATGATCGCCGGGGGCCTGCTGGCCGCGACCGGTGTGGGTGCGCCTCTGGCCGCCGCAATTGTCGGCGGGGGCACGGGGCTGATCACGGGCGACCTCAAGCAGGGGCTGATGGCGGGCCTCGGCGCGTTCGGCGGCGCAGGGCTCGCGGGCGCTCTAGGAGCCGGAGCGGCGGGGGCAGGGGCGGCAGGTAGCGCGGGTACTGTAGCCGCTACGGCCCCCGAACTCACGACTGCGTCGCTAACCGGCACTCCAGTTTCCGCACTCCCCGCTCCTGCCAATATGGCGGCGCTCCTACCCGGTGCGCCTAACGCTGCTAGCCTTACTGCCCCGTCCTTCGCGTCGGCGGCTAATACCGCCCCGGCAATCTCACTTGCAAAACCCGTGACTGCGTCGCTAAGCGGCGCTTCAATGCCTGCCGCGCTCCCCCCTCCCATCGAGATGGCGACGCTCCTACCCGGTGCGCCTAACGCCGCAGCCCTGTCCACCTCGCCGCCGAGCGCGCTCCAAGAGCTGCTAGGCCCCAAGGTGGGCGGCTTCATGGACAAGTTCGGCGATAAGCTCGCGATCCAAGGGGTCCCCCGCGCAGCGACGACGAGCGCGGGCGCTATGGGTATCGGTGCGCCGATCATGGACGCTATGGCTCCCAAGCCGTATGCACCTCCGCAGGAGGAGTCCAACTACGCAGGGCCGTACACCCCGACTCCGCGCACGCCGCGCTTCCGGGGCCCCAACGCTAACCTCGGGGACAGCTCGGAGTTCAGCTACTTCGACAACGTCAACCCCTACCCGGGTTTCCAACCCGCCCCCAACTCCTACCCGGGTTTCCAATCCGCGCCGCAGGGGTTCGCTCAGGGCGGTCCGGTCGGAGACTTCGGGCCGAGCATGATGCCGGGGCAACAGGCGTATAACCCTCCGGTGGATATGTCGCGCGCCGGGGTGCCTCCGATGCTTGGCGGCCCACCGTCGTCCATGGGCTCTGCCCCGTCCATCCCGGGCGATACTCCTACTACCGCGATGCCTGCCTCCACAGCCACGGATCGCCTGCTGCGCAGGCCGGGTAGTGAATACCGCGCGGGTACGGGGGCTGAGCATAACTGGAACTTCCGCCCCGTGTCGCAGCCGGGGGGTATGCCGGGTATGCCGGGTATGGGGCAGGGTGCGGGGCGCGGTGTGCCCCCTATGACCAACCCGGGGGGCAAGGGGCTCGGCGCTCTTATGGCGGCGGTGCGCTCGCGCGGCGCTCCGGCTGATTACGGTGCCGCCCGGTCCTTCCAGTACGACCCGCGCACCCAGAGTGTCTCGGACATGCAGGGCTTCGCGGCTGGCGGTGTGGCGCTCAAGGACGGCGCGTTCGTCATGGACGCCCGTACGGTGTCGGAGATGGGCAACGGGAGCAGCGGCGCTGGGCAGGAACTGCTGGCGCGACATGGTGGAAAGCCGATCCGTGGGCCCGGCGACGGCGTGAGCGACTCCATCCCGGCGAAGGTGGGCAAGCAGCCTGCGCGCGTTGCGCGCGACGAAGTGAAGTTCGATCCGGATGCTGTACGTCGCATCGGCGGGGGCAGCCCCCGCAAGGGCGCGGAACGTCTTTACGCGCTTATGGACAAGGCCCACAAGGCTAGGCGCGCTGCGGGTCGCGGCGCGGACACCAAACTCAGGAAAGCGCTGTAATGGCTGGCGATATGCACGTATCTGTAGTTCCTAAGGAGCATGTCTCTCAAATCTGGGACAAAGTGATCCCGTTTGTCGAGGGCGCGGCGGACTACACCAACGGGCGCTATGCTACCGAAGACGTCTACGACCTGATCATGAAGTACGACTACCTCCTGTGGATCGCCTTCGACGACGACGGCATCTGCGGCGCGGTTGTCACCTACTTCGCGACCTACCCACGTAAGCGCACGCTGACCGTCATGTTCCTCGGCGGTGAGAATATGTGGGCGTGGAAAGAGGCCATGCTCACCACCCTTAACCGGTGGGCGGCGGACAACGAATGTGAGACTATCGAAGCGTCTGGGCGCCCCGGCTGGACGCGCGTGCTTCGTAGTGATGGCTTCACCCCGCTGTGGCAGACGTTCGAATTGCCGGTTACTCCTAATGAGATAGGGGCGTAGCATGTCTGGTGGTAGCAGCGCACCGCAGCCGCAGAACGTAACGACGACCACGTCGAACCTGCCGGAGTACGCGCGTCCGTACTACGAGAACCTGCTTAACCGCGCGCAGGCCGAGTCTTACCGCGAGTACACCCCCTACCAAGACCAGCGCATCGCGGGCTTCACGCCGGAGCAGCAGCAGGTCCAGCAGCAGACCATGGCGATGCAAACGCCGGGGCAGTTCGCCACGGCGTCGAACTTCGCCCAGCTGGCGGGGCTCGGGTCTCTGGCGGCGAGTCAGTACGCCCCTTCGCAGGTGAACAACCAGCAGATTGGCATGCCCAATCTGACGAACTACCAGATGCGTTCGCCCGACGGCGTCAGCGCTCAGAACTACGCCGCGCCGCAGACGGGCGCTGCCCGGACCGGGTTCGTCCCCGACCTGACCGCGTTCCAGATGGGTCCTGCCCAACAGGTGGGCGCGCAAAGCTACGACTCGCCGCAGATGGGCACGGCGCGAACGGGGTTCGCTCCTAACCTGACCACGTTCCAGATGGGCCCTGCCCAACAGGTGGGCGCACAAAGCTACAACTCGCCGGAGATGCGGGCGTCGCAGACGGGGTTCCGCCCCGATCTGACTACGTTCCAGATGGGTCCCGCCCAGCAGGTGGGCGCACAAAGCTACGACTCGCCGGAGATGCAGGCGGCGCAGTCCGGGTTTTCTCCGCAGGTGCAGGCGTATCTGGCGGCGAACGCTCCGCAGGTGGCGGCTCAGTCCTACAACACGCCTCAGATGCAGGCGGCGCGGACGGACTACAACGCCAACCTGCGCGACCTGCAAATGGGCCCTGTGTCTTCGGTGGGCGCGCAGACGGTTAGCGCCCCGCAAATGCAGGGTGCGCGCACGGACTTCGGTGCGGGAAATCTGACCGAGTATCAGATGGCCGCGCCGAGTATCTTCGGCCAGCCGCAAGCTGAGCAGTACATGTCGCCGTACTTCCAGAACGTGCTGGATGTGCAGAAGCGGGAAGCAGTCACAGACGCCCGGAAGGCGCAGCTTGCGCAAGACCTCGGCTCGGCGCGCCAAGGTACGTACGGCGGCGCGCGCCAGTTGCTGGCGGCTACCGAGCGCGAGCGGGCTCTTGGCCAACAGCTCGGGGACATCCAAGCACGCGGTTTGCAGAGCGCGTACGAAAACGCGCAGCAGCAGTTCGAACGTGATCGTTCCGCTGGCATGAGTGCTGATGTTCAGAACCTGCAAGCGCGCCTCGGCGTGCAGCAGCTCGGCACCCAGACGGGTATGCAGTCGGCGCTGGCCAACCTGAACAACGAGCAACAGGCGGCGGTGCAGAACCAAGCCGTGGCCTTCCAAGCGCAGGGTATGAACGCCGAGCAGGCCATGCGCGCGGCGCTGGCTAATCAGCAGTCCCAGCTGTCTATCGGGCAGCAAAACCTCGGTGCGTCCTTGCAGACGCAGGGGCTCGGCGCGCAGCTCGGCCTCCAGACTGCGATGGCGAACCTGAGTTCGGAACAGCAGGCGGCGGTGCAGAACCAAGCCGCCCAGCTTCAGACGCAGGGTATGAACGCCGAACAGGCGCTACGGTCCGCGCTGGCTAACCAGCAGGCGGGGCTGGCCGTCGGGCAGCAGAACCAACAAGCGCAGATGCAGGCGCAAGAGCTGGGTACACAGGCGGGGCTGCAAACCTCTCTGGCCAACCTGAACACAGCGCAGCAGGCGGCGGTGCAGAACCAAGCCGCGCGGCTCCAGACGCAGGGTATGAACGCTGAGCAGGCCATGCGCGCGGCGCTGGCTAACCAGCAGGCGGGGCTGACTGTCGGGCAGCAGAACCTTGGCGCGCAGATGCAGACGCAGGAGCTCGGCACTCAGACCGGCCTCCAGACGGCCCTTGCCAACCTGAACACCTCGCAACAGGCGGCGGTGCAGAACCAAGCCGCGCAGCTTCAGACGCAGGGTATGAACGCTGAACAAGCGCTCCGATCCGCGCTGGCTAACCAGCAGGCGGGGCTTACGGTCGGTCAGCAGAACCTCGGCGCGCAGATGCAGACGCAGGAGCTCGGCACCCAGACCGGCCTCCAAGCGGCGCTCGCGAACCTGAGTTCGGAACAGCAGTCCAACGTGCAGAACCTAGCGGCGCAGCTCCAGACGCAGGGGATGAACGCCGAGCAGGCCATGCGCGCGGCGCTGGCTAACCAGCAGGCGGGGCTTACGGTCGGCCAGCAGAACCTCGGCGCGCGGATGCAGACGCAGGAGCTCGGCACCCAAACCGGACTGCAAGCGGCGCTCGCGAACTTGAACTCGGAACAGCAGACAAACGTACAGAACCTAGCAGCGCAGCTGCAAACACAGGGGCTGAACGCCGAACAGGCGATGCGCGCCGCGCTGGCTAACCAGCAGACGGGGCTCACGGTCGGCCAGCAGAACCTGAGCGCTCGCCTCGGCGTGCAGCAGCTTGGCGCCCAAACCGGGCTGCAAGCCTTGATGGCTAACCAGCAGACGAACCTCGAAGCCCAACGGCTCGCGGAGCAGTCGCGCCAGTTCGGTGGTACGCTCGGTATGCAGGGCTACGGCCAGATGCTGGAGTCCGGACGCACACTCGGTAACCTCGGGCTGACCCAACAGCAGGCGGACATGCAACGCCTGCAAGCCCAGAGCAGCGTCGCGGGACAACAACAGCAGCTCTCGCAGCAGCAGCTGGACATGGCGTACGCAGATTTCCTGCGCCAAAAAGACTACCCGATGGAGCAGCTGGGTTACTACAGTAACCTCCTGCGCGGGGTGCCTGTCCAGCTCGGCTCCACGGCGACGACCTATGCCCAGCCTCCCTCCATGGGGGCGCAGGTGAGCGGCCTCGGGCTCGGCGCGCTCGGTATGTACAATATGGCTCAGGGCAGGTGATGCATGGAGACCAAGCAGTTTAACCTCCAGTCGCCGGAACAGATCGCCAAGGACTACGGCGGCAACAAGCAGAAGATCGCCCAAGCTGCCAGCATGGGTATGGTCGACCCCACTGCCGCCGTACTGGCTGGCATGTTCATCGACCGCATGCGCTCGGCGCAGATGATGGAGCAGCAGCCGCAGGGCACTGTGGCGCAGCAGGTATTCCAGCCTCAGCAAGCGCCGCAGGGCGCTCCGCCACAAGGTGCGCCTCCGCCGATGGGTGCTCCGCCGATGGGTGCTCCGCTGATGGGTGCTCCCCCTCCGCCCCAGCCGCCCGGCATGGCCATGGGCGGCCTCATGGACCTGTCTGTCCCCGACGACATGTTCTCGGAGCCCGGGACGGACGCTGAAAACTTCGCTGGCGGCGGCCTTGTGGCTTTCGCCATGGGCGGTGAGGCGGGCGAGGAGGACGAGGAAGACGAACCCTTCCTCCTGCGCCCGGCGCGAAAAGTTTTCTCACCGGCCTCTGGGGTACGCGATCAGGTTCGTCGGGATTACAAGCCGGGGGAACGGATACCGTTCAGCGACAGTCTTGTTGGTCGTGGTTTGGCTGCGGCGTCTGACACTGTCTTCGGTTCGCCGGAAGCACGCGCCGAAGCTATACGCGCCCGCAAAAAGTACGAGGCCGCTGCGACGGCGGCGAACCAATACGGGCGGGATCGTAGCGCGTACGGCGTGCAGGGCGCGCTGGCGCCTGTGTTTGGCGGCGAGGTGCCAGTGCACCCCAGCCTGCGACCTCTATCTGCCGATGCGCGCCCCTCCCCTTCTACTCGCGCGGCTGCGCCTTTCCGCCAACAAGACAGTCGGTCGGAGGCCACACGTCCCACGCCTGCCCCCGCCCCTCGCCCCGCCGCTATGGCCGCCCCCACTGCGCCTCGTGCCGCTATGACTGCCCCCACTGCGCCTCGTGGTCTCGCGGAGCTTGCGGCTACTCAAGGCGCGGCTCCCGGCCCTGCCGCCGTGTCCGGCGCGCCTACCGCCCCGGGAGCCCCCGCCGCGCCGCAAGCTCCTGCCGGTCCGACCGGTTTGCAGGGTGGCATCGAGGAGTACATGCGGCTCCAGAAGCAGTACGGCGGCGATGCAGCGACGCCATACCGCGACCGTCTCGCCGCCGCTGCGGAAGCTCAGCTCGACCCGAAGGCCATGGCTGCGCAGAAGAAGCAGGACATGTGGCAGGCTGTTGCCCAGTTCGGGTTCAATATGGCGGCCACCAACTCGCCGTCGTTCATGCAGGCCGCCGGTCAGGCCGGGGCCGCTACGGTGCCGTTCATGGCTGCTTCCCGTAAGGAGCGAAAGGCGGCGGAGCGTGACGCGCTCAAGCAGCTTGCCGACATCGAGGGCCTCACCACGGCGGAGAAGAAACAGGCGTTCCAGAGCGGCGTCGCTTATCACCAGAACCTCGCGGACGACCAGCGGCAGGATAGTCAGTTCGCGCAGACCATGGGTCTCGCAGAACGCAAGTTCGCGTTTGAAAAACAGGAAGCTGGTGCGAGTCGTGCCGCTGCGGCAGCAGCGCGCCGTGACAGCGGTGGCATCGGGACCCCCGACTTCCCCGGCGGTATGGACGGCTACAGACTGGAGCGGTTCTACAAGGCCGAGATGGCCAAGGTCCCGCAGCTGTTGGCGAAAAATCCGCGTATCAAGGCCGAGTACGACGCCAACCCGCAGGCGTGGATGGCGCGCTATAGCGCAGATGCCGAACGTCGCGCGCTCCTGTCGGTCGAAGAGCAAAAAGGCGGCGGCGGGCGTCCTCGCCGTGGTTCACCTACCCCTAGCGGTGGCGGGAGCTCCGCCGACTTGAGCGACGCGGAAATTAAACGCCAACTGGGGCTGTAAATGGCCAGCAAGCAAGAGCTACTGGCGGAGGCGTATCGCCGAGGGCTACTGCCGCCCGATAAGAAGGCCGCGTACGAAGAGGCCGTGCGCCGGGGGATTATCGGCGCGAAGCGCAAGCCGTTCATGGCGGGGCTGGAGAGCGCCAAGACCGGGCTCATGAAGGGGCTGCCGTACGCGCTGGAGAAGCAGTTCGGTGAGGTAACGCCGGAAGAAGACGCCGCCTACATGGCGGCGCTGCAAGAGTCCGCGCGCAAGCGCGAACAGCTCCTGCCCGGGGGTGCGCCTTCTTTCAGCGACCTGACGTCTGGCGAAGCGGGCATCGGGCGCTTCCTGTATGAGAACTTAGCGCAGGGTGCGCCGCAGATGGCCGCCTCTCTGGCGGGGGGTGCTGCTGGCGCTGCTGCCGGAGCTGCCGCTACGTCTCCTACGGTGGCTGGCATACCAGTAGGGGCAACCGCCGGGGCCCTTCTCGGTGCTACGGCGGTCGGCGCGCCTATGTTCGTCGGGACCAACGTGGACCGTGCGACGGCTGGCGGGCAAGAAGCCCTCACCAAGCAGGAGGCGGGGCGCTCCCTGCTCGCGGCCCCTGCGCAGGCGGCGGTTGAAGGTGTTGCCGACCGGTTTATCCCCGGTGTTGGGCGGCTGCTGGGGGCCCCCGCCCGTGAGGTTGCGGGCGGCATCGTGTCGCGGACCTTGCGCGGCGGTGCAAAGGGTGCAGCTGCCGAGGGCGTCACAGAACCCCTGCAACAGGTTGGCGAGCGCTTTGCGGCGGTGGAGCCGCTTACGAGCGCGGAAGCGTTCAAGGAGTATGGCGAAGCCGCTGCGACCGCTGCTGTGCTCGGGGGTACGATAGGTGGCGTGGGCGCGCAGTTTGAAGGTGGCGCCCGCGCTCCCACTACCCCCACCGAAGACGGTGCTCCTGCTGCGCCCGTCGACCCGAACGACCTCGAAGCGCAGGTGCAAGACTCCGCCCGGCGGTACAATATGGACCCCGAGGTAGCGCGCTCCCGCGTGCGCGAGATGCTCGGGCTGCCCCCCGTAGAGGAACCTGTCGATGCTGCTGGACAACCTGACACCGGAGGAAGTGGAGCAGGCGTTCTTGGTCCTGTCGGAGGGGCTGGACGAGCAGGGGCTGCCCCCGAAGCTCCAGCTGTTGACGCAGGAGGACTGGCTCCTGTTGCAGGGCCTGTTGGTCAACCTGATGGTCAGCAAGGGGCTGTCGACACTCCACTAGACAAGCCGGTGCGCACGCGTCGCGCCAAAGGCTCTGTGACTACGCCAGCACCCGCTGCGCCCGTTGTGCCTGTTGCGCCTGAAGCTCCTACGGCAGTCGAAGGGCACTACGAACCCGGCGAACTCTGGCGCGCGTCGCCCGACGAATTGCAGCGCCAGCTAGAAGAAACTCAGGCAAGTGACGATGAGAAGCTGCGCCTTGCGTTGGGTAGCGACGAAGCGGTCGCAGAATTCAAACGCCTAGACCGACAGCGCAACAGCTCTGATCCGCGAAAAGCTGACGCCGCGAGCGTAGAGTTTGACGCGCGTTTCGGGAACCTAGACGCGCGTCAAGAGCGGCTTATCTACGGCATCGGCGAAACTTCCGCGACTGTTGACGACATAAAAGCCGCGCTCCAAGCCCATGGGGACGTGTCTTCCGCAGACCCAGACGAGTGGTTGGCGTACATGGCGGCGCTCGCCGCCCGCCGGGTCCCTGTCGCGGATATGCTTAAAGTGCCCTTGGGTGGGGGGTCCTCTGCGGCGCAAGCAGCTTATATCCGCATGGGAAAAGTGTACGACGAGCTACTCTCTCGTGGCGCGGACCTTAATACCCTGCCTGACCGTATGGCTGAAGCACTTGTCAGTCGTGCGGGGTGGGCGCCGGAGCAAGCGTCGGAGATCGTGGGTGGGTTTGTGGACTCGCTCGCTACGCAGCGGCGGCAGCCGACTACACAGGTAGTCACGGAGCAGCCGCTCCTAGCGGCGCCCAAAGCCACACCTGCGCCGCCCAAGGAGCGTCGCGCCAAGGCACAAGCCGCGCCGGAACAGCCCGAAACCCTAGGGGGGTTCACCACGGCAAAAGGGTCTACGTATGTCGTGAACCCCGACGGCACTACGACCCGCAACAAAGCGTTCCGCCCCGAGCACGGCGCGAAAGAGCAGGGGGCGCAACCGACGTCGGAATACACATTTTATGTTACCCCGGAGCAAGCTAATGCTCTGAGCGCCCTTCAGTTGCAGAACGCTCCCGGCATGCGCGTGGTGCGCGACAACAAGAGCAACTCCTACGGTGTCCAGTATGTGGATGGCCCCGATGCGGGGAAGATAATTAAAGATAGCGTTGTTACGGCGTCACAGACCCCTGCGGTTGGCCTTATGCCAGTCGAGGTGTGGGAGTCGGGTACGCGCGTTCATTTCGGTAATCCCATCACGGAGATGCGCGCCCCCGCCGCGCCGGAACCGATGGCCGCGCCGGAACCGATGGTCGCGCCGAAGCCCCTCAAGATCGTCGGCATGCCGAAGATGAAAGGCGGAGTGCGGACCTACACGCTCAGTGACGGCACTACCGCTACTCTGTCCAACGTCGGCGATAAGGCTGGGCCCCCCATCTGGACCGTCGCTGATCTGTCCAACCCGGATACGGGGGCGTACAAGCTCAGTAGCGGGCTCACGCTCAAACAGGCTCAGGCGGAACTGCCTACCATCGTAGCGGCTGGCCGCGCCCAAGCGACGCCAGAGCCTATGGCCGCCCCGAGTGTTGCGACTCGGGAACCGGAAGCGCCGCCCCCTGTGGGGTTCGACGCCGATGCCGTACTGGAGCAGGGCTACGCGGTAGCCACCGAGCGCGTCGCGCGCTCTAACCAGAAGGCGTTCCGGCAGGGGCTGGAAGAGGCGGTGGGCGTCAAACCCTTCTCGCCACAGGAAGACATCGACAAGTTCACACCGAAGAAGCGCGCAGCGTACCAAGCGGGCTTCCAGTTCGTGCGTGATGCGCGCGGCGAGCAAGCCGCGCCGACGGCTATCTCCGATCAGGCTATCGCGGAAGGCGTAAAGGTCCAGAAGGGCCGCACTGCGTCCGCGCAGGGGCTCAAGGCTACCAACAGGGAGCAGATTTACACCCGGGATACGGTGGACCCGGAGCCCGCCGGGGACATCACGCCTGAGCAGCAGGAGCAGCAGGCGGTATACAAGGAGATGGAGCAGGCGCGGCAGGGGCTGCGCATCAACGACGCGGACTTCGCGGCGCTAGTCACCCTGCGCCGGAAGGGCGCTCCGTCTTCCGTCGTGCGTGAAGAACTGCGCAGGCTGTCGTCGAAGTCCAAGGCCGGTGTCGAGCCGACCCGCGAAGGCCAGATGCGCGGACAGACCATGTCCAACGCCGGACAGCAGTACTCCAATAAAGATACATCTGATACGCCGCAAAGCCCTGTTGAGTACGTGGTTAATCGGTATGGTGGCCTACCCACGTATTCCGGCGGTGATCTTGCGCTTGTGCGCGCGTACGCAAGACTCACTGGCGAACCTGTGTACGTCCCCATTAAAGGGACCGACTACTACCCTATAGACGTAGAGGTCTTAGCCAAAAGGAGCAACTATGCGCCGTTTACTAAGGCAGAGCTGGATCACCTTATAGCGATCAAAAACAAGCAGGAGGAGGAGGACAACAACAGTTCTCCTATGGAGTACGACCAAGATAACCTCTCTATATCTGACGACATACCTCCTGAGCTGGCCGGTATTATTCGCGGGTGGAAAAAACTAATCATACCCGGCGTTAAAGTATTTGTTACGACCAGAGACTATGTAGCTGCGCATAAGCACGAGTTCACGGGGAACATGCGGGCTATAGGCTCCGCCGCGCTAAGCAGTAATGAATATGGCTCCACCCGTATGGTCGGCGACGGGGAACATTATATTGTCTTGGATACGAGCGGCAAACGCACCTTAGTGCTGGAGGCGCTGGCGCACGAAATGGGGCATGTCCACGAAAAAGCTGTGTACAACTCCGCCTCAGAAGAAACTAAAGCCGCGCTTAAGGCGGCGTTTTCGGAGTGGCTGGCTTCCCAGAAGGGGGGTACTGCGCGCGCACACGTAGACAGCCTGCGAGGCAGGACCAGCGCTAAGCTCACGCGTATAGCGGAAGGGTACACGTCTGACACCCTTAGTTCGTACTGGAAGTCGTTCAGCGAGTGGTATGCGGACCAGACTGCACGCTGGGCTATGAGCGACGCAAAGCCGCAAAGTGTCGTGGAGAAGTTCTTCTCCCGGCTTGGCAAGGCTATTCGTCAGTTCTACTCCACCCTGCGCGCTCAGAAGTACCTGCCGACAGTGACCTTCAGGAACTACATGGACAAGGTCGCTACCAACCTAGACCTGACTCCGTACGACCTCGATACGACAGTCAGCGAGGCTAGGAGAAGCACTCAAGCTGCCCCGCCCCCTCCCGGCGGCCCCACGGGCGCGCCTCCTCCCGGCGGCCCCACGGGCGCGCCTCCTCCCGGCGGCCCCACGGGCGCGCCGCCCTCGACGCCTAACGCCCCTCTGGGTGGCAAGGTGGAGATCGCTGCGCGCCTGCAATCGTTCGCCGACAACTTCACCCGCAGGTTCAATTACAAGTATCAAGACGCGGAAGTCACCCAGCGCGCGGCGTTGGATGCCTTGGGGCTGGGTAAGCTCTCCGAAGACAAGGACTTCGCGCAGACGTTCCGGCTGTATGAGGCGGCCAAGGGGGGTCAGCAGGAGGTGCTGGACCGCCAGTTCATCAAGCCCCTTGAGAACGCGATCAAGGCCAGCGGGCTCGATATCAACGACATCGGGATGTACCTGTGGGCGCGTTCCGCCCCTGCCCGGAACGCCATGATCGCACAGATCAACGGCGACTTCCCTGACGGCGGGTCGGGCCTGACGAACGCCGAAGCCCAGCAGGTCAGAGATGACCTCGATGCCCGGGGCCTGACGCCCAAGCTGGAAGCCATCGCGGCGCGAGCCGACAAGCTCGTCGACCACATGCTCAAGCTGCGGGTAGAGGCGGGCCTGCTTACGCAGGATGACGTGGACGCCCTGCGCGCGGAGCAGCCGTTCTATATGCCGCTCAAGGGCTTCGCCAAAGACGGCGACATGCAGACCGACGACACGCAGGACCCGCATGCGGAGTTCAAGGTGGGTGCGGGACGCTCGGCTATCTCCGAGCTGCGTAAGGCCAAGGGGCGCAAGTCCATGCCCTTCAACCCCCTGCTCAACCTGATCGTGGACTCCAGCTATGCCACGCTGCGGGCCGACACCAACAAGGTGGGGCAGACCTTCCTCAACGCGCTGCGTGCGTACCCACAGGAGTTCTCACGCGTCGCTACGTTCTACACGAAGGGCAAGCCCAAGCTGAAGTACAGCTTGAAGGACCCGACGACAGGCAAGGCTACGGCCTTCGCCGAGAACCTGCGCATGCAGACCGACGAGCTCATGGTCGTCAAGGACGGCGGTGACATCTACTACATCGAATTCATGAAGACCCCCGAGGGCGCGGCCATGCGCCGGGCGTTCGCCAACATGCGGCCCCAGCAGATGGGCAAGTTCATGGAGGGGCTTACCGCTACGACGCGTACCCTTAAGCAGCTGCTGACCACCCGTAGCCCCAGCTACATGGCGGGCCCGGCGTTCATCCGCGACCTGATGGACTCCTACACATCGGCGGTGGCCGCCATGACCAAGAAGGGTGGACCGGCGTACGGCAAGCCGCTGGCGCAGGCCATGCGAAAGAATATCAACCCCCGGGCGCTGTCTTCGGTGGCGGGCTATGCGTTCGGCAAGAGCCCCAAGACCATGGAACAGGCCATGGACCAGCTGCTGCTGGAGCAGATGGTGGCGGACGGCGGCTCGGTGGGGCACTCCCTGATCAAGAGCGTGGAGACCTACGCCGAGGACGCCGCCAAGCGCCTCCAGCGCCATGCCAAGGCCAAGGAAGGCGATCTGCTCGCCTCCACGCGGGAGAAGCTGGATGCGGTTGGCGAGGTGATGGACGCCACGGCGCAGATGTATGACCTGCTGGGCCGCTTCGCGACCTACAAGGGCGCGCTGGAAGTCGGTATCAGCCGCAAGGACGCCGCCGAGCTGGCGCTGGACGCCTCGCTGAACCTGACCCGGCGCGGTGAGTGGTCGTCGGTGCTCGACAGCCTGTTCTTCTTCTTTAGCCCTACCCTCGAAGGGGCTCGCAAGTTCAAGAACATGGGCCTGTCAGGGCGCAACGGCATCAAGGTCATGACGAGCTTCGCCGGTATCGGAGCTGCGCTCACCCTGTGGAACCTCATGACGTCGGGGGACGAGGACGACGACGGACGCCCCGACTACCTCGACATCAATGACATGACGCGCCAGACCCGGGCCATCGTCTACTACGGCAACGGACCCGACGACTACGTCTCGATGCCTCTGGGCTTCATGGGCGCCTACCCGCAGTACGTCGGTAGCCGCATCGCTGAAGCTGCCTATGGGGCCAACAACGAAGAGAGCGCCTCTGCCCTGATTATGGGTGCTACGGCAGACCTTGGTCGCGGGCTGTTCAGCGCCATGTCGCCGGTCCGCCCGAGTGGCAGCAGCGCCGAGGACACCGCCGGGTCAGTCATGCCCAGCGCCGTGAAGCCGTTCTTCGACTTGGCCCTGAACCGCAACTTCTTCGACACGCCGATCTACAACAAGCAGTTCGACGCCCGCCGGGCGCAGTCCACCATGGGCCGCGAGAGCACCGAGCAGTTCTGGCACTGGATGGCGCGGTCCATGAACGAGATGACGGGCGGCTCGGGGACTGTCGCGGGCTACGTAGACTTCCAGCCGGAGCGGTATCGCTACCTCGTCGAGTCCTTCGGGGGTGGCCCCTACCGCTTCCTGCGCGACACGCTAAAGACCCCGGAGCGCGTGGAGGAGGACGGCGTAGCCCGCGCCCTGCCGCTCGTGCGCGGGTTCGTGGGCAAGGGCTTCGAATACGTCCCTATGAGCAACTACTACAAGCACGTCAACGATCTCGACGCGATCCTCTGGCAGGAGGAGAACGGGACCGACGAGGAGTGGGAGAAGACCCGGGCAGCGCGTCCTGTCAACACCGACCCCCGTGTGCTGGACGCCTACGAAGCCACCAAGCGTGAGCTCGACGGGCTTGCCCGGGAGCGCCGCGAAGAGCTTGCTCTCGTGCCACCGAGTGACACCGAAGAGCGCCAAGCCATCGTCGACTACTACCGGGAAGCGGGGCGTCCTGCGTACGAGGAGTTCAATCGCGTGCGGGAGCAGGTGCGCAAGGAACTTGGCAAGTAGGCATAAAAAAGGCCCCTCCGGCAGGAACAACACCAGAGGGGCCAGTCGACCAACGCAGGTCTTATAGCTTAGCGCGCCACACGCGTAAACCTCGGACCCCCTCCTCGATACAGACGCGCATGACGGTCTTGAGCTTCATCCGCTTGAGGGCGGCTTTCAGCTGCGTGCGCACCTGCTTGCAGTTCAGGCACGGTATGAAAAACGAGGAGCCGACGATGAACTTCTTCCAGTTCACCTCATACTCTACGCCCTCAAACTGCACGGCCTTCCCCGGGGGTCTCGTCAGCGATCTCCGCTACGATCTCGTCCATGCGGATAAAGCCCGTCACGCCGCAGTCCAGCTGTATGCAGTGCACTGCGGGCATGGCCAGCTTCATGCCCTTGGCGATGCGCTTGACGCCGTTGCCGATCAGGACCTTGTGCTTCTCCAGCGTCCGTATCGTCTCGCGGTAGTCGATCTGGTTCGCTGCGCAGTACCGGCGGAAGGGGCCGACGATCAAGTACATATGCCGGGTGTCCGGCTCGTAGCGTATCAGTAGCTCACCCTTCGGCTCGATCAGCGGCATGGGGGGCTTGTTGCTCCGCAGGTCTACCGCGTCGTTGACGATCAGCGCGTTGTTGACGTGGGAACTGAGGTACTGGGCCACGGCGTTGAGGGGGTCGTCAGACTGGGGTTTGACGTCCTTCCGGTTCAGCAGCAGCTGCCGGGTCACGGCGGCGAAGATAGCGTTCATGTCCCAGTCGATCAGGCCGAGCTTCTTGGCGATCATGCCCCCGACGATGTTGGAGGCGATGGTGGCTGACCAGAACCGCTCTCGCTGCGTCAGCCCCTGCCCCTTGTCGATACGCACCTGCACGTCGCGCAGGGTGTCCATGACCTTTTCAAGGTTACAGAGCACCCAGTGGATGAATATGTCCCCGGCGTGGCCGTAGTTATCCATCAGGACGTGGTCGAACATCTCCTTGCCGACGTCCGCCGGGATCGCGTTGCTGTAGCCGATCTTGTACTCGAACAGGCGCATGGTCTCCCCGTCGGGGGAGTGTTTGAAGGCCGCCATCTTCTCGTAGAAGGAGGAGTTGGAGCTACAGAGCGACAGCGTCTGCCACGTCGTCAGGTTGGCGCGCATCTCGTTGACCGACGCCTTCATGCGGTCCTTGCCGCGCCCCTGCGTCATACTGTAGGCCAGCGTGGAGAAATCCGCCGCCGACGTGTTGGTCATCTCGTCAATGGTGTAGGGCAGGTTGCAGTAGACGCCGAGCTTCTGCATTTTCGTGTTGAGCGTGTCGGTCTGGATAGCGCACAGCGTGTTCGGATGTCCCCATACGCTGTTACACATATGCAAGATCGTAGTTTTCCCTGTGCCTGAGTTGGGGTGGATCACGTTGATGATGGCCCCCTTCTGCCCGAGGAACTTGAACAGCGGCGCACCGAAGGCCGTCAGCGCGGCGAAGGCGTGCATCTCAAGCCCGGGCCGCCCGTAGAGGGCGAAGACTTCCTTCCACTTCTCCAGCGTGCCGCGCCGGACGAACCGGGCGGCGATGTCCGCCGTGACCGCCGCAGGGGGGCTATAGGCTGTGCCGGTGGCGGAGATTTCACGGTCCCCGACGATGAACTTGCTGTCGCCGTCGACCCATCCAAATTGCAGACGCATAAGCTCGGCTTTCTTCTTGAATTGAAGTTCTCTGATGGAGGTGAGCAGGAACTCGGTCAGCAGGTCGAAGCGCTTCTTCCCGCAGACGATACCCTCCGCTGCCAGACACTTACGTAGCTCTGACGACTCCGCAACCTTAATGTTAGAAACGATGAACTCTTTGGTCCCGTCCCGGGGCATGTGCACCCGCATGACTATGACGTCGCCCAGCGTCGGGTCCCGCATGCGCTTCACGACATATATGTCGTGCTCATAGACGAAGATGGGCTCCCCCTCCTCGTCGCCGCTGCGCCGCCATATGCCACCGCTGGCGCCACGGAAGAAGGGCTCCGGGATGTCCGGCAGAGGCTCGGCGCTGTCGTCTCGCGGCGCGCCGCCGTCCACTGCGGGGGCCTCCGCCTCTCGGACGTCATGACCCAGAACGATGGGGGTCTTGATCTTCCCCCAGTGCGGGCAGCCGTCGCATCCGCCCGGATTATTCTTTTCGAACGTAGCGCAGCCGTTCGGGCCCTTGATATGAGCGATCTTCGCCTCGACGCGGCGCGGGTCGTAGTCGGGATACCCCTGCGACATGCGGTGTATGGCTTGATCACGGTCCTCGCAGAACTTGGCGATGGACAGCGCGTTGAACCAGCGGGGCTCCGGCAGTTGCGCGCGATCTGTATAGCAGGAGAGCAGCTGCGGGCAGCCGTCGCCCTTTGCACTGCGCCGCATGATCTTGGCGAAGCTGGATATCCGGTTATCGGCCATCATCTCGCCGAGGGCGGTCAGGGGTCGTTTGCGGGAACCCAGCTGGAGTGGGGGCGTTCTCTCTGTGTCATCAGCATGTACGTCCGCCACGTCCGCTCCAGCCTCGACGCCGAGCATGGTGCATAGGTCAGCGAAGGGGTGTGGGCTCCCGACGAGGAGAACACATACGGGAAGGGGTTCTTCCCCCTTGAAGTTGTAGGTCCCCGGGACGCGCAGGACGCGCGCCACCTCGAAAACAGACGGGTCAACATGGAGATCATACTGCGTGCAGAGCCTGTGTAGGGCGGAGGCGGCGACCTCCCATTGCGAGCGTGTTACCGCTTCCTCAAACGGCCAGTAGATGTGCAGTCCGCGCCCGCTGTCGACGACGATGGGGCGGGGCAGCTTGGTGTCGGCGCAGAAGGTCTTGAGGGCGGCCATGCCCGCGCGCTTGGTGGCGTATGGCTTGTTATCCCCGCAGTCCAAGTCCAGCCACAGACTACGGAGCGCCAGTACGTTGCTCTTGGTTCGCCCTTCGTCGGTGGCGAAGCGGGCCACACCGAAATATACGTCACGTTCTTGGGCGGTGAGCTTCTCAAACAGTACGTCCGCTTGTTCGCGCGTGTCCACGAGCGTCTGTCGGACACGTCCGTCCTTCATGCTGAATACCGCGATCCACCCGGTACTGGGCTGCACGGCGCTTAGAAGGTCGAAGTGTTTCATGGGCGCAAAGCATTAAAGAGGCGGCTAAGCCCCTGCTCCAGTACAGGTTGATACGTATCGGTATCGCTAGGCGGTGAGCTCGGCGAGGTACGCCTCGATGTGAGGTACGTGCTGCTCTTTGGGGCGGTTATCCCCGCAGAACCAGTGGTACACCGTCACACGAGACACCTTAAGCCGCTCGGCGATCTCACGCACAGGGATTTTCCGTGCGATGCAGACCCGCCCAAGCTGGACCCCTAGGGAACTGGGATCGGCAGCTTGGGCGCGCTCCACGGTACGGACGCTATAGCCGTAACCGTTAGTGCTCATTAGTCCTCCTCGCCCCACTCGGCGATGACGGCGGCCATGTCACCCTTCGCAGGGGCATCCGCAACGGGGCGTTTAGCCGTCGCACGCTTGACGGGCTCCGCCACGAACGGGGGCTCATCGTCTTCCTCGTCCACCACCGCTGCACGCACCTTGCGGGCGGGCGGGGCTTCGTCTTCCTCGTCCGGCTCCTCCGAACGGGCGACCTTGGCCTTGGCGGCGGGCGCCTCTTTGAACACCGAAGTCTTGGCGTCCTTGGCCGCCTTGTCCACGGCGCCCACGGTGAGCATGGTATAGCTCTTGGCCTCCGGCGTCTTCTGCGCGGACACGACGAGGTCGTACTCATCGTCGCTCAAATTGCGGATCGGGGTGAAGAGCAGGGCCATGGTCTCGGCGTCCGGGTCGAAGGACACTCGGGTGATCACAGTATCCACAGACTCCCCGTTGGCTGAGAGGAAGCGGTTGTAGCTTTCGAACGGGTGGACGTTGCCTACACCCTTGCCGAACAGGGACTTGGCCGGGATGTTGAACTGGTAGACATCCCCGCTGTCGTCGCCAGAGAGCAGGACGGCCACGCGCCGCTGGAAGCGGCAGGCGCGGCTCTTGCCGTTGGAGCCTGAACCCTCGACGTTCTGCGGACAGTTCGCGCAGCTAGCCGCCTGCGGGTTCTCCGCCGCCGCCTCCGGCTTGTCCCCGAGGTTGGACCAGCAGTCGGGCAGGGTGGCTTCCTTGTCGGGGTCGAAGGCTTCCGCGTAGAAGGTACGAGACACCTTCGGCAGAGCGCCGATCACGATCACGTCCACCTCGCGGGCGGCCTTACCGATCTGCTCGCCGTTCACCATGCGGCGGAAGAAGCCGTTGGTGCTCGTCTGGATGCGACGGATGTTGGTCGACGCCGACAGCGTCTTGCCGAGCTCGGTGAGCTCACGAGGCCCGCGCGTCGCGACACGGCCTTCCTTGAAGATAGAGACTTCGCCCATGTTCGGGCCTCCTACTTGTTGGTGGGTTTACGTACTTGGATGGTGTAGCGGCTGTCCGACTGGAGCCCGGCGGGCATGCGGTCGGGGTTATCCGCCAGAAACTGACGCAGGTTGCCGTTGTGGATACGCCGCTCAAGAAGCTCAAGGCCCCCGGCGTCGGCGTTCTCCAAGACGAAGGCGTGCATGGCTTCCCAGTCGCTCGTCCAGTACCGGGAGACGACCTTGCGCGTCACAGTACCCGCTGCCGTGCGCAGGCTGTCAGCGCCGAGCTGGTTACAGGTAGCGAGAATGATGGCTGTGTACTCTTCCTGCTCCGCTTGGAGCTCGGCCATCACCGCCTTGTGCGCCTCTTCCTTTGCCTGCATCTCACTACGCAGGACGACGTATTTGGCGACAGCATCTTCGAAGCCGGTATCTTCCGACATGTCGTGTTCCTTGTGTTGGTCCGCCCGCAGAGTACCCGTATTGTTTACATAGTCAAGGGGTATCGTCAATGGCGCGGCGGTACAGGTCCACGATCTTGGTGTGGTTGGTGATGCCCGTGCGCAGCATGGCGTAGAGCTTGGCTTCCACGTCGCTGCCCTGAATGTGCACCACCGTCATGTTGTTCTTCTGCCCCGGGCGGTCGATGCGGGCGTTGGCTTGCAGGTAGGTCTCCACGCTCGTGACCGGCGCGTACCAGATCACAGTGTCAGCCGCAGTCAAGGTCAGCCCGTGGGCAGCAGCCTGCGGCTGGATCAGCAGGACATGCGGGTCCGGCTTCTTCTGGAAGTCCTCAATGATTTGGGACCGCCTGTTCATGGGCACCGCGCCGTTGAGCACGTCGCAGGAAATTTTGTGCTTTGTCAGCGTATCGCGCAGTAGCTCTATGGTGTGCGTGAAGGGGACGAACACCAGCACCTTGTGCGCGGCCTCCTCGATGGCCTCCAGCACCACGTTCATGCGGTTGGAGATGTCGAACTCCACCACCTCGCCCGTGTCGGTGTAGACCGCGCCTCCGGAAATCTGGAGCAGCTTGTTGATGCTTGTAGCGGCGTTGACGGCTGTAACCGACTCGTCTGCGGCTTCGAACCGCATCTGGTTCTTGAGCTTGGCGTAGAAGGCAGCTTGCATGGGGGTGAGGGGCGCGTCGCGCTCGACGTGGAGCACGGGTGGCAGGTCGAGGCACTGGGCCTTTTCGAACCGGATGGCTGGCTGCAAGACGCGGTGGACTGTATCCTTCGCGCTCTTCTTCGGGGCCCATTTGAACTGCGTGACCTTGTACATGACCTGATCGCGGAAGGCGCCCCAGTAGCGCGGCAGCGCATCGGGGTTCACCAGCTTGGCCAGCCCGTAGGCGTCCAGCGGGGACTGCGCGGCAGGCGTTCCCGTCATCATCCAGAGCCACTTGGAGTGCAGCGCAACGTCGCGGAGCACCTTCCATCGTGCGGTCTGGGCGTTCTTGTAGGCGGACGCTTCGTCCACGATGATCAGGTCGAAGCCCGCCGCTATGGCGTCTTCCTTCACGACGGCCAGCCCGTCGAAGTTGAGGATCACAAACTCCGCCCCGGCGTTGATGACCTTCTTGCGTACCGCCGCGCTCCCGTGCGCTACAGCACAGCTGCGGTGCATGGCGAACTTGAACAGGTCCTGCTGCCACGCCGACTTCATGATCGACAGGGGGCACAGCACCAGCACGCGTTTGATACGTCCAAGGCGCATGAGATAGTCAGCTGCCCAGATAGCGGCTGCGGTCTTACCTGTACCGGCTTCCGAGAAACAGAACGCCTTGTGATGCAGGGTCAGAAAGGACGCCGTTTCTTTCTGGTGGGTGAAGGGCGCGAACTTGCCAGTCCATTTATAGTCACGCAGTATGGGAGAAGGAACTTCACCCACTGAAAGAGCAGCAAGAGCTTGAGCTTCGTCGAGGCCCCAGTTGACTGCGACATCGTACTCGTCTCCTTCCTGTTTTATTACTTTGCTCTTACGGACGTGGTCCGTGATCTGCTGCGGGTTTTTAGTCCGCAACAGTAGCGCCTTGTCGCCTACGATCTGCACTATTTCACCGAATGGTCTTTGTTGCGCGGGAACGACCGGTTGTTGCTGGCCGTCTGCACCCGCAGATTTTTGACGGTGTTGGAGCCGCCCTTGGACAGGGGCTTGGCGTGGTCGACGTCCTTGCCGTCGCCCTTCCGCACCTTGCCCGCCTTCATCATCTTGGCCCGGGCTGCGTTGCGCGCCGCGCGCCGCTTCTTCTGCTCTTCCGTGCCTTGGTACGTGTCGTACTCACGGCGGTAGTTGCGGTCAGACTTGTCCTTGTACGGCACGGCGGCCTCCTATGATGAGAGCGGTTAGTAACCCCTATCGCGGTAGTGGGCGCAAGACGTCACGGGGCAGAAGCCACAGAGGGGGCCGCTCTTGGCGTTCCACACCCCCGACGCTTCGGCATGCTCCAGTCGGTCCAACTCGTTTTCGAAGACGTTCATGTAGTCGTGCACGCTGTCGGGGCTGTGCTCCTTGCGCAGGAACTCCTTGGCCAGCACGAACGCGAGCGCCGACTTCACCTTGGTCAGGTTCGGGTAGTGCACGAACAGCGCGCCCGCCATCAGGTCCAGCTGCTTCATGTCTGCGTAGCGGGTGTTCTTGCCGGTCTTGTAGTCCACCAGCAGGGCGCGGTCGCCGTTCAGGATGACCAAGTCGACGACACCGCGCCACCACACGTCCTTATCGAAGAAGTCGCAGGGCTCGTAGCCATCCCCGGTCTTGCGTACCCCCAGCTTGAGCTCGGTGAGCTTCTCCCCCGGCATCGCCATGAAAGCGCCGACGATGGGCTCCATGAAGGCGAACTTGGCCGGGAGCGGCTCGTCGAACTTGACCCTGCGCTCCGCAGCCTCGTGTACGGCGGTGCCGTAGAGAGCCGCCGTGCCACCCTCGTCCTTCACGTCCTTCGCTACCCGCAAGTGGTAGTACTTCTTGGGGCACTGATCGAAAGTCTTGATACTGCTGTAGGACCAAGCCGCCATGTCAGCGCCCTTCGCAGTACGAGACGAGATATATGGCCGCACCCAGCGTGAGCAGAGTTACAGCGTATATCGCTATCCACTTAGACTTCATTACGGACCGCGTTGGATTTGAGTAGATCACCGCTGAACACATACGTCCCCACGTGCTGGAGCCGTATAAACGGGTTGGCGTAAACGTCGCCACCGTGCGCCTGCCATAGCTCGCAGAAATGGTAGTCTTCTGATAGTAGCACGCCGTCAGTGCCGATGCTGGTAGCAAAGTACTCCCCCATCATGGGGAACTGCTCCTCCTCGCTCACGCCGGGACGGAACCCCGCACGGAACTTCGGGACGTGCGGCTCCAGCACCTCGAACACACGGCGCTTGATAAGCATGAAGCCCGTGCCGCCGTGCCGCACCCGGACCAGTCCGTCCTCGCTCGCGGTCGGCTCGTTTCCGTGGAGGTTGAACACGAAGACCCCGCTGTAGTCAGCCGGAACCGCCGCCTCCGGAGCCCCACGCACACTGCCCCAGTTGATTTCCTTCTTGGGGTAGATGCCGCACACCACGTCCTTGTCGGCGCGCAGGAGGGCGGCTACCGCGTCTTCGTCGAACCCGATATCGGCGTCGATGAACATCAGGTAGTCGGCGTCCGACGCTAGGAACAGGCGAACAAGCTCGTTGCGCGCCCGAGGGATCAGGCTCTCGTTGCTGAGTTGCGTCCAGAACATTTCAACGCCAAGGGCGCGTAGCGTACGTGCAGTGGTCAGGAGCCCCTGCACGTAGTTGCCGGTACACATGCCGCCGTACATCGGCGTGGCGACCATGACCACCATAGGCTTGGTTTCTTCACTCACGCCACCGGCTCCCCGATGTTCGACGCCTCGACAAGCCCGCGCACCATGGACACGACGCCGCCCCGCGCGCTGACGGGCAGTTGCAGGAACAGCTTGATAAGCGCGTGCCCTTGGGCGGAGTGTATGAGATCGACGAGGTTGTTGTCAGCTTCGACGGGGCCGTCGGACGGCGTGCTCAGCCCCTCAAAGAAATACCCGATGGGGGCCCCGAGCTCCGCAGCGGTCTCGTGCAGCTTGGAGGCGCTGACCCGGTTGCTGCCGCGCTCGTACTTCTGGACTTGCTGGAAGGTCAAACCGAGCGCGTTGGCCAGCTGGGTCTGCGTCAGTCCCAGTTCCTTACGGCGCAGGCGGATGCGAGCGCCGACATGGGTATCAACGGGGTGCGGTGTGTGGTTCTCGGCCATTCAAGGGTCCTAGTTTTTGCGCACCGCCAGCTGGTAGCCGACGTGCAGGAGTTGAAGCTCTTCGGCGAAGATGTTCACGAAGGCGTCGACGGCGATCTTGGGCCTGTGCAGCACGTCGCGCGCCGCGCCCCAAGTGTAGTCGTCAAACACCATGATGCCTCCGGGGCGCAGTAGCCCCCATGCGAGACACGCATCCGTCAACACGTCACAGGCGATATGTGACCCGTCGATGTAAACAAAGTCAAACAGTTTCTCGTCGACAAGGCGAGAAAGCACGGTGCGGGATTTTCCCTTGAGCTTCTCCACGTAGCGGTCGGGGAATTTGGTGCGCGCAAGGGCGACGTTCTGGTCGAACAGAGCGCTGGACCCCGCCACATCAAACGCGCCTCCCTTGTGTTCTTCTCCGCCTTCCCACGTATCCACAGCATACAGAGTGCTGCCGTCTTCCATCATGTGCTCGATGGTCCAGACCGTACTGCGGCCCTCGAAGGAGCCCACCTCAAGGAAGCGGGACCGGGAGTGCATGAGCGAGCGCAGGTGCGTCCACACTTCAGGCGCCCAGTGGAACCAGTCGGTCGTGAAGCGGTAGTCTGTGTCGTCGCTCATTCCCCGGGCCCCCACGCCAGAACGGATTTGCGCTCAAGTTGAGCCATCTGTGCGGCTTCATACAGTTTGAGTATGTGGCTGGTCCTACCGGTGTTCATCCACCCAACGGCGTCGACCCGGCTCAACCTCTCCTCGGGAACAAGCATCTCGTGGAGGACTTCCTTGTG